TTAGCTCAGCTGGTTCAGAGCATCTGCCTTACAAGCAGAGGGTCGGCGGTTCGAACCCGTCAACGCCCACATCAAAAAAAGTCTTTTAATGGGCTGATAATCAAAGGAATACAAAGGGGCTTGAGCTTGTGCGATTTGCATAGGTTCGAGTCTTTTTTTATATCTACCCCTTGTTTTTAGCTATTTTGGGGCATATAAAATAGGATTCTCTTATAACTATTTTATAACTCGTCATGCAAGTTGCCTTTTTATTACAACAAAAGCGATTATGGCAACATTTAAAGCGGTTATTTTTACAGGAGGCAAACATATTAAGCAAGATGGCACTACGAACATAAAGATACGTATTTACCATAATGGCTCACCTCAGTATGTACCTACTCAATATTATGTAAAGCCCGATGAGATGGGAGATGATGGTACAATCGTATCATCATCTGAAAGTAGTGATATACTGAATTTCGAGTTAGGGCAGCTAATACAGCGTTTTAGAGGTATTTGTATAAAACTAGGAACGTCAAGAACGGCAAAAATGAGCTGTAAGGAGTTAAAAGAGGAAATAGAAAAATACGCAACACCGGATTCTGAATATATTGATTTTGTTGCATTTTCGAGGGCAATAATCTCAAAAACGGTTAAAAGAAAGACGGCAGAATGGTATGAATCTTCTTTAAATGCATTAATAAATTTTCTTGGAACTGAGAGAATTGACGTCAAAGATATAAAAAACAGGACACTTGAAGAGTTCATGGTTTACCTGATGGGTAGGAAGATTATAATTAAGAGCAAGACAAAAGGTTCTCCGGATCAAACTAGGCTAATGGAGCCGGGAACTATTAATAACTATCTTCGAGGAATCAGATCTTTATATAATAAGGCTAAAAAGGAGTATAATAATGAGGATTACGATATTATTAAGATTCCTAATAATCCATTTTCAAAAATAACGATCCCCGAATATGTGCGTAAGAGAAAGAATTTATCTATTGATGACATCTTGAAAATACGGGATGCCAAGTTTGATCGCGAGCGTACTAATATGGCCAGAGATGTATTCATGATGTTATTCTATATGATGGGGATTAACATGAATGACTTTTTTTCAATCGTACAGGAATCTTATGGGCGTATTGTTTATGAACGCAGTAAAGTGACTACGATTGAAAATAAAAGGCGCTTGACTTTATCTATTAAGATTGAGCCTGAATTGAGGCACTTAATTGATAAATACAGCAACGGAACATTCTTATCCTATTTTCGCATGAGGTATTCAGATTATAACAATTTTCTGAAAGCTGTAAATAAGGAGCTCAAAGAAATTTCTAAAGAATTAAATCTGGGTGTTCCTCTATCTACCAACTGGGCACGCCATTCGTGGGCTAGTATAGCACGTAACAGGGCTTGTGTAGCTAAAGCGGATGTAGACTTTTGCCTTGGGCACGTCAATAATGATTATAAGATGGCCGATATCTATATTGATATTGATTATGGTGTTTGCGATCGTGCAAATCGTGCCGTATTAGATTTGCTGAAAAAGGCTTCAGAAAAAAAAGAAGCAAAAAAAGAAGCAATTTATTTGCATTTATAAAAAGAATACCTATATTTGCATCCGTATAAGGGCTTGAGCTGATTTCTGAAAAGAAGTCAGCTTTTCTTGTTTGTACTCCGAAACTATTCTATTTTATATGCTATGTGCCTTTAAATCACTTAATTATGGCACATATTATTGTATCCAAAACAGAGCTTTATAGCAAGCTATCAATTGTTTCAAAAATCATCAGTGGAAAAAATACGCTACCTGCGTATGATAATTTTCTTTTTGAAGTAGACAACGACTCACTTGTAAAGGTGATAGCCGGGGAAGATGGCGGACAATTATCTGCTAATATAGATTGCACAGCTGAAAACTTGTCCGGTACCTCATTCATGCTCAATGCCAAGACTATTCTTGACGGTCTTAAAGATATTCCTGAACAACCTCTTAAAATCGAAGTTGATACGAAAACCGTTTGTGTAAGGTATTCGAATGGACGCTTTGAAATGGCTGCTTATGATTCGTCTGAATATCCAAAGATAGCAATCAACTCTCCGGAGCCTCCTTATTCCATTCTTGGCTCAAAATTCCTATCAGGACTTAGGCAGGTCCAATTCTGTTGTGCGAATGATGAACTTCGCCCGGTGATGAATGGTGTCTTTCTTGATAAAGAGAGTGACCGAATTACTTTTGTCGCCACAGATGGTAGCTCATTAGCTTTATATGAAGAAAAGGTTGATTTTCAGAGAAAAGATAAATCATCCTTTATTCTGCCAGGTAAAATGGCGAGGATCTTATCAAAGATAACTTCGGCTGCCGAAGATGTTCTTATAAGTATTGGCTCAGATAATGTCTCATTTGAGTTTGCTTCTTTTGTACTTATATGTCGAATGGTAGAAGGCCGTTACCCCAATTACAGATCTGTTATTCCTGATAACCAAAATAAGGCTCGTTTGGCAAAGGATTCTTTGCTGTCTGCCCTGAAAAGAGTTTCAGTCTTTAGTAGTACTAGCTCATCTTTGGTCATTCTAAAATTTGATTCCAATAAAATCACGTTATCCGGAAGGGACTACGCTTTTTCGTATTCTGCTGAAGAGTCTGTAGACCTCATTTCCTATGATGGTAGTAAGATTGAAATCGGTTTTAATAGTAACAAGCTTATTGACCTACTCTCTAATGTTCCCACTGAAGAAGTGATAATCAGTTTAAATGATCCTTCCAGAGCCGGCGTTATTACTTGCCCGGATGAATCCTCAATTACTTATCTACTTATGCCATTATCCATTAATCAATAAACAGCTATGAAAACAACAAATCATTTCAAAAATACAATCCAATCATACTTAGAGGACCGTGCAAAGAGTGATGAACTCTTCGCCGCTTCCTATGCGAAACCTAATAAGAACATAGACGAGTGCTGTAACTTCATTTTAGGCGAGGTGCAAAAGTCCGGATGCAATGGGTTCTCGGATGATGAAATTTTTGGCATGGCCGTACACTACTACGACGAAGACGACATCAAAAACGTTAAGCCGGCTAATGCCAGGGTGGTTGTGAACCATACCATTGAATTAACCGAGGAGGATAAGCGCAAAGCTAAAGAAGCTGCTCTTAAGGAGTACGAGGCTAAAGAGATCAAGAAGATTGAAGAAGCCCGCAAAAAGAAGCTGGATAAGAAAGCTGAGAAAGTGGCTAAACAAGAAGTCGCACCATCATTATTTGATTTTGAAGAATGAAAGCAAGGACTAGATTACAACATCAAGTATTGGCACTTAGTCAAGGCTTGCGCAGCATAGAGCAATATATGCTTACATGGGCCAAAGTAGATTGCCTAGAGCATAAAGGATTTGCGACTAAAACGCGTGTTATCTGCATGGACTGTGGCAATTCTTTTTCTCCGGAATTAGTAAGCCGGAAGAAAGCAGTTTGCCCTCACTGCAATACTAAGTTAAAGATAGAACAGACAAGGAAAAGGACGGATGAACAGCGAACTTATATCGCATCTGCCGAACTGTATGGAGAGTTTCAAGTTATACGGAACTTTGAGCTACGTTCTTATCATAAGTCCGGTGAAGCTGCAAGCTATTACATCTCTGAAATATTGCAGCATTGGATGTTATCTAATGGCAAAAGAGAAGTTGTTGCTCGCAGGCATACTGTTAATTGGTATTGCGATTCATGGGGTGGATATATGGAGATACAAGACAAAAGTAATGAACGAAGATATGATGTATACCCTAAAAAGTTTCATCCAAGTTCAGTATTCAAAGCTGAGTATAGAAAGTATGGTATAGACAAAAATCTGGAAGGATTGACTTTTCTGGAAGCAATCAAACTTCTACCTAAAAGCCCAATAGCGGAAACCCTTTTAAAGGCAAAACAATATGATTTATTAAATCACTGCCAAGGTTATAGAGGTCGAGTTGATAGATATTGGCCATCTATTAAAATTTGCCTCCGGAATAAATATCGCATTAAAGATGCTACCATGTGGTTTGATTACCTGCAGCTGCTTGAACGTTACGGCAAAGACTTACGAAACGCTTTTTATGTGTGCCCTAAAAGTCTAAAAAAGGCTCATGACGGCTATGTTGCAAAGAAAAAGCGAGATGATGAAAAAGAAAGGAAGCAAAGGGATATGCAAAAGTTGCTTGCACTTAAAAAAGCAGCTGAAGATTACGTGAAAGATAAATCTGTGTTTTTTGATTTAAAGATTTCGGACGGAACGATAGTCATTGTTCCACTTAAGAGTGTGGAAGAGTTTAAAGAGGAAGGTGATAGAATGCACCATTGTGTCTTTACCAATGAGTATTTTAAAAAGAAGGACTGTTTGATTCTATCAGCTCGTATCGAGAAGAAACCAATTGAGACAATTGAGATCAATCTCAATACATTGAAAATAGTTCAATCCAGGGCTGTATGTAACGGAGAGTCAGAACACCACGATCGTATCATCCAGCTAGTGAAGAAGAATATAAACCTGATTCGTCAGAGAATAGCGTAAAACAACGATGACCTATATAGATTACATGAACCAATTTTGGAAGATGAATATGAGTGTTGAATTCAGCTCGAACGAAGCTTTTTTGTACTTCTATCTTTTAAATGAGTGCAATATTCGTGGTTGGCAGAATCCATTTGAGCATCCCAACAAGACAATCGTCCTCGCAACCGGTATGGCAGAAAAGACCGTGATTGAAGTTCGGAATAGATTGCAGCAAAAAGGATTAATTGAATTTGTATCAGGAAAACGTAATGTCAAATCTCCCACTTATTACTTACTTGACGTAAGTAGAAAAGGAAGTAACATGGTAAGTAAAACGGGAAGTAACTTGGTAAGTAAAGAGGTAAGCTCTTATAAGAATAAAGAGATAAGAGATAAGACTCTCTCTCCCACGCGTACGCGAGAAAGCCATGCCGTTGGAGATTTATTTCCAGATAGCGATGTATTTGAAAAATCGCTGGAAGAATGCTTCGATGAGTTAAAAGCAAATCAGCCCTGGAAGGAAACCGTATGCATGAACATTCGAATACGCGATAAAACTTTTATGCCGGCTGATTTTGACCAGTACTTGAAAAGCTTCTTCCAGAAGCTCGCTAACGAGGGTGAGACTAGAAAAGCGCCCAAAGATGCTATGAGCCATTTCTCGAGATGGCTGGATATTAAACTTAAAAGCAAAAAAGATGGAAAACAACAAGAAAAATGGATCGATACAGCCGATAGGAAGCCTGTTAGGGTGCGTTCGGTCGACCTCTGATGTGCAGATAGCACCAGATCATCAGGAACAGAAGAAACAGGCCGATTTGTTTAAGGCAGCTTGTGTCAAAGAATGCCCCTCGTTTGAAATCAGCGACATAAACAGATCGATCATGAATGAGATTTACCTGTATGCTGTGGGGCGTAGTACGAAGCTAGATTCATCTAAAGGGCTTTGGTTGCATGGCCCTATCGGTACCGGGAAATCAACCATCATTCAAATACTTCGAACGTATGATTTCCTTTCGAAGCTGGATGATGTAGGATGGTTCTCTACCGGGGGATTCTCAATCGTCTCGGCATCATTGGCGGCAAACATGTATGTCAGCAAAGGGCTTGATGGTCTCAATAAGATGACTTACAATGATGCTAAGCCTGTAACGGTTGCCTTTGATGAAGTGGGGCGGGAACCGTATCCGGTGAAACATTTTGGTACGGAAATGAATGTCATGCAGTTTATCTTTCAAACTCGGTATGAGTTGAGATATAAATGCCTGACTCATGTTACCACGAACATGAAGCCTGAAAAGATAGCGGATGTATATGGAGACTACATTGCCGATCGGGTGAATGAGATGTTCAATGTGATTAAGATCGATGGGGAAAGCAGGAGATAAACCGTGAATTACATATCCTGTATACCTGAAAAACTTTATAATTTTATGTCAAGCACAGCAGTGAATAATTACATAGCAAAAAGATACGATAGGTGGTTAGATTATGCATCGTACCATTGTGGCCTAGTAGGTATTTCAGATGAGGCTCATGATGTTTTAAATGAAGTGCTTTGTTCGCTTCTTCAGAAAAGCGACAGGCTGCTCGAAAAACTTCTTTCAACCAAGAAGAATGGATATACAGAACTTGATTTCTTTGTTTTGAGGATGATTAAGCTTAATGTTACGTCGCCGACTTCGCCATATCAGAGTAAATACAAACGGATCCCGGCAGATGATAATGCAGACTATTTACGTATGGACATAGAGGATGTTCCGGACAATGAAATAGATACACCGGGAATTACGCTTGAAAGAATGCATCAGGTACGTGAAGTTTTTGAAAGTCTTGATTTATCACCTCTTGCAAAGCGAGTATTTGAGTTCCATTTCTTCCAAGATAATAATTTCTCTGAATGGGTAGGACCGGAAAGTCAGAAGCAACTTTATGAAATTTACAATGGGGTGCAATCTCTGATTAAGCAGAAATTATCAGGAGAGTTTATCTTCTGATAATTTCTGCTGAAATATTTAAACAATAAAATCGTTGTGATTGTTAGCAATGTGTATTATTATGCGTACCACCCAGATAGTTGTAGATAGCACCTTTTCTCGGTAGTAGCTTCGTCTGGTGTCCACCATCGTGCTAGAGATACACGTATCAACGTGCCACTAGGTATTTGATCTACTGCAGGCTGAAATCCCACATAAGGAATAGATATACTTCCTGCGAATGGAGATGGTCCCAACGCATAACTATAATAGTTTTTTTCAGAATGAGTTGTTCTTGTTAAATTTTTGTCGGATATCCAGAAAGCAACACTCTGTTCTGGTATATTATCCGCATTAATATAGGCACTTCCATTTTGTGTTTTTTTTAGAGATCCCTGAAAGAGTTGTTCTAAATTATCATTACAGATTCTGACTCCTCTTTCTGTTATATACTCTATTAAGTCAGTGTTACTGTTTAGAGTTCTCCTGTATTCCATTGATTGTACAAGAACATCCTCTGAGTGTGGAAGAATAGGATTGCTTCTTGGGGAGAAAGTTACGTTGTATATTTGTCTTACTTCCAAAGTAGAATCACTAGGTTGATGATGTGAGTGATTATCTAGTAATCGTACAAATCTACCATTATTGGCAAGGCCTCCAACACAAACTCCATTCTTCATATGAGTTTTTGAAACAATTAGTACCTCCATGACTATAAGTTTTTTATAAAGTTATTATATTTAAGGTGTAATGCATTTGCTACAATAGATCGGTGACAAGCTTCTGCTGTTTCTTCAACGCAAAATAAGACTACGTTTGTTGCAGCAGAAGAAGTTTCCAAATTTGTTATAAAAGAGTCAAAATCAAAGGTCGATAAAACCTTATTTTTGTATTCTAATTCAAAGTCTTTACTTATTTGAACTCTATTTGATTTTGAAATATTGTCTTTTTTATCTGTTTTCTTTTGAATATTTCGGATTTCAGATGTTGGTGCTAAATTGGGTACGTATAAATACCTGATTCCACATTCTTTTAGTTTTTTCTGTAAATATAGACTGTTTACATAGGCGTATTTCTTTCCTCTTACTCCTCTTCGTTGTCGAATATCACAAAACGTATCAATTTTATTCTCTTTCAGTTTATCAAAGAATGATTGTTCTGTTGAACCGTATACGCCGATAGTGTAAAATCTCATATTCTAGATGTATTTTTTTCTTGATGTTAAATTGTCTTCTCCAAATAGAGTTGTAAGGCCATCTCCTTTTGTTATTTCTGAGATTACCTGTATCTGTGTTTTTTCTTTAGATACACCAATGATATGTCTAAGTTCTATACCAACCTTTTGTAACTCAACTCCAATAAGCTTAGCTCTGTGGCAATCTTTAGGGTTGCTCTCGCTACACATAACACAAACTTTATATTTTTTTTCATTTGCATCTTGAAGGCGTTTTAATCCTTCTATGAAAAAGTCTTTAGTCTTCAGTATGTTATAATCAACTTTATTGTTTTGCGTGTAACATGACCGATCAGAGGGCAATCCTCCCAATGAATCACCCATAAATCCATATTTTATGCCTCGTGTCTCTATTGCCAACTTTAATAATTTTTGATTAAACATCTCGTTGAATTTAGAATATGGTTTTGAACGAATATCAATTAAAAATTCAATCCTAAAGCTTTCTAGCTCCAATATGAAATCGTTGATATCTTTATTGCCATATCCGATAGAGAATATGTTATTTTCTAGTGCCATGAAAACCTGTTATTAATTGAATTAAATATTATCCTCTCTATACAAAAATATGAAAAAAATCGCTTCAAAGTATTCTAAACCTATTATTTTCATAATAATTTTCTCCCTTTTTATATTTTACGATAAAAAGGCATGGAAGATATAAAGTTAGATCCTAAAAACTTTCGTATTCATAACGACCGGAATAAAAATATCATTCGAAAGAGCCTCGAAGATTGTGGAGCCGGTCGTTCTGTCCTGATGGACAAAGAAAACTACCTGATAGCCGGCAACGGTGTGTATGAGCAGGCAAAAGCGCTTGGCATACCGGTGCGTGTTATTGAAACCAACGGAAAAGAGTTAGTAGTAGTTAAGCGCACGGACCTATCTCTTGAGGATGAGCGTCGCAAACTTTTAGCATTGGCAGATAACCATGCTTCGGATACTTCTGAATTCGACATGGACCTAGTTATAGAGAACTTTTCCGAAGAAGTACTGAAAGACTGGGAATTTTCTCTTGATGATATAGACTTATCCGATGAATTGCCCGCATCTACCACAAAACCCAATAATGTAGCTGAAAGATTTATTATTCCTCCTTTCTCTATACTTGATGCCAAGCAGGGAAGATGGCAGGAGCGTAAACGTGCCTGGTTATCTCTAGGTATAAAGAGCGAAGAGGGCAGAGATAAAGAAATTACCTATTCTCGTTCAGCTCAGAATCCGGCAATTTATGAAGTGCGCAACAGAATGCGTGAGAAGCTTGGTTATGATCCTTCATGGGATGAAATAACGGAATATTGCAAAAAGCATGATATTCCAATGCTGGATGGTACCTCTGTCTTTGATCCGGTTCTTTGTGAGCTTGCATACCGATGGTTTAATATTCCTGCAGGAGTTATTCTTGACCCGTTCGCCGGAGGTTCCGTTCGTGGGATAGTAGCTGCAAAATTAGGAATGCGCTATCGAGGAGTTGACTTGCGTCCGGAACAGATTAAAGCAAATTATGAGAATGCGGCAGAAATGCAGCCACCTTTCACGGAGAATGACTGTCTGGTTTGGAAGTGTGGTGATAGTCGTGATATTGATCAGCACTACGCTGGTCTGAAAGCCGATATGATATTTAGCTGTCCGCCTTATGCTGATTTGGAGGTTTATTCAGACGATCCACGCGACTTGTCGAATATGGAATATGAGGAGTTCTTGAATGCCTATAGGACTATAATTCAGAAGAGCTGCTCATTGCTCAAAGAAAACCGTTTTGCCGTATTTGTAATAGGGGAGGTTCGTGGGAAGAATGGAGCGTACTATAACTTCGTCGGCGATACAATAAACGCTTTTCTTGAAGCCGGCTTACATTACTACAACGAGATGATTCTTGCTACACAGATAGGTTCTCTGGCCATGCGCGTGACAAATCAGTTCAACCATTCCCGGAAGATAGGTAAAACGCATCAGAACGTTCTTGTCTTCTTCAAAGGGGACTTGAAACAAATTCCATCGTTATACCCAGAGCTTGATTTCAGGGAAGAGGATTTAATTGGAGAAGATATTTAAAGTAAACTTGTGTGAGATGGAACCCTGAAAGAACGTGAAGAGTAATCGCGATGCTTGGATGTTTTTCTTCGAAGTACAAGGAGATAGGGGTTCCTTGGATTTAATTATTAACTTTGTCGGCATGAAATAAAACTATACCGGCATGCAAACAACAGCATTTATGATCTACAAAGAAGTACTTGAAAAAAGATTGGCTCGCAAAAAAGAACAGCTGGCTAACTTAGAAGGAATAATCAATAGTGGCAGTGAAGTAACTGGTGTTGACAAGCGGAAGTACATAGAATTGAAAGCAGTTGTCAATGAGCTTGAGAACTGCTTAGATATAGCTGAGTCAATGATAAAATTGGAAAAGTAATAAATAATAAAGATATGGATAATTTTATTCTGCTTTTTGATGAGATAAAGGACCTTGCAGTTGAGCAACTGGTGACTAAAATCAAAGAATCGAATAAAATAAAGGTGAAAGATATAAGATTAATTGATCTTCTACATGATAGACGTAGCCTATTAGGGGTTTATATTTTTTTTGATGAAAAGGATATTCCTATTTATGTCGGAAAATCAAGTAGTCGTTCCATCTTGGAGAGGCTTGCATCTCATTTTGATACAAGATCTAATGCGTTCTTTAACAACTTTCTTCGAAAAATAACGGAGAAAGATAAGCTGAATATTAATGATGAGAATCTAAAAGATGCGTATGCGAAAGCTATAAACTTTAATCTTGTATTTTTAGACTACCCGTCCAAAGAACTAATTGTATCCATCGAGAAACAACTAATTAAAGCCTTGAACCCTATATATAATAGAAGAAGATAAACTATTTTGCTGTTAAATAGATTAATAAGGGGAGTTACTGAAAAGTAGTTCCCCTTTTATATTTTAGTTAAAAAAGCAATGGCAAAGTATAACAAAAAAATAGTCGATAATATCTGTGCGCTCATCCGTACCGATAGTTATACTATTGCCGAAATCTGTGAGAAGGTTGGAATCGTCAAAGATACATATTACAGTTGGCTTAAAACAAAATCGGACTTTTCGGACGCTATAAAAAAGGCTGAAGATGAATTTAATGACTTAATAATTGCTGAGGCTAAGAGATCCCTTGTGAAGATGATTCGAGGTTATACGGTTCAGGAAAAGCGGACCGTGACAGCTGACACCGGAAAGAAAGACGATAATGGAAAACCTATTGTCCGAGTAAAGGAGCATGTAGTTACTGATAAACATTACCAACCGGTTCCGGCAGCCGTAATCTTTGCTCTTACCAACCGTGATCCTGATAATTGGAAGAATAGACAGGAGAATAAAGTATCTGGTGAAGTCGGTATTAAGAGCAGCTTGGAAAGCCTGTCCGATGAAGAACTTCAAAAGATTGTTGATGGTGATGAAACAGACCAAGAGAGAAATACTGATTCGTAAAGCCGAAGCAGCAATTATACTGCGCAAGCGAGAGGCCCGGAATAACTTCTGGGCTTATTGCTTATATATGGACCCTAAGTTCTTCGCTAAGCGTCCGTTCTTGAGATTAGTCGCTGAGGCGTTTATGCGTGTTTTCGTTGCTTATTCTAATAATGTGATTTATCGCCTTGCTGTGAGTATGCCACCTCGAGCCGGAAAATCTTACATAACGTCACTTTTCATCTCTTGGATGTTCGGTCACTTCCCGGAAGAATCTGTTATGCGTAATACATGCGCTGATCCGCTATACAATAAACTCTCTTATGATACACGTGATATTATTCGCTCGCGTAAGTATAAAGAAGTCTTTCCTGAAATAAAGCTGAGATCGGATAAACAAAACGTTCACGGTTGGAGTCTTGAAAAGGCCCGGCAGGTATCGTACTTTGGTGCAGGTGTCGGTGGTACTGTAATCGGCTTCGGAGCTTCTATGTTGGCCGTAACGGATGACTTGTATAAATCACTTGAGGATGCATTGTCTGACAACAACAATGAGAAAACGTGGAGTTGGAAGCAAGGTACACACGATTCACGTATTGAAGGCAATTGTTGTTCTATCGATATTGGAACCCGTTGGTCTGCTAATGATGTACTTGGCCGCTTAGAAGAGTCCAGAGATGGTAAATACTACGATGAGATCATTCGTATTCCAGCCTTGGATGAAAATGATAAATCTTTCTGTGAGGACGTGCATACTACCCAGTATTATCATGAGCTAAGAGCCGAAACGGATGATGCAATTTGGGCTGCTGAATATATGCAGGAGCCGTATGAAGCCAAAGGTTTGCTATTCCCGAAATCAGGACTTAAGCGCTTTAAATTAGCAGATGTAAAAGGGCGGCAGCCGGATGGACGTATTGGAGCTACTGATGTGGCAGATGAAGGTGATGACTATTTTAGCTCTCCTTTTGCAGATGTTTTTGGGACAGAACTATACATTACAGACGTATTGTTTACGAAGGATGCTGTTGAAATAACCATGCCACGGTTATCACAAATGATTCTTGATACCGGATGTGATCAGATGCGTATTGAATCAAATAATGGCGGGCGTATATTCTCTATTAGTGTTCGTAAAGAAGTGCAAGCAAAGGATGGTAAATGTATAATTCAGGCTCGCCCAACAACCAAGAACAAAGAGACTCGTATCCTTATGAAATCCGGATGGGTGAAAGCGCACTGCCACTTCTTGGATGAAACGGAGTATGCCAAAGGATCCGACTATTGGTGGTTTATGAAATACCTTACTTCTTACAAGAAAGAAGGAGGTAACGAGCACGATGATGCACCGGATAGTTTGACTATTCTTGCAGAGTTCTTTGAATCACTTGCTGGCAATATCAAGGGTGAGCAGAAAAGAAAAGTTGCTAGAGGGACAGGAATTAGATAAATTTTATATCTTTAGCCGCAAATTTAAAAAGTTTTCAACAATGAATATTTTAGATCTAAAAGCTAAAGCTGAGAAAATAATAGATGACATTAAAAATAATGGTGTTTATCTTAAAGAAAATACCTTGATAGATTATAAGTTAGAGTTGAAACTTAGTCCAGAAGCTAATGAAATCGTGATCTTTCTTAGAAACTTTGCTAAAGACATATTGGCTTTCGCAAATAAAAACGGTGGGATTTTATTTCTAGGTTTTAATGAAGACAAAGCGACTGGAACTATAACTGATGATGGCTTAAAAGAGGATAATATAGTGATATTACAGAAAATTGATTTAAAAAATCTTTGTGATCAATTTACTAAAATATTTGATTTGCAAATAAATGTAGATATACAAATGTTTAATATTGCAGCTCGTAGATTTTATTATGTTTTAATTGAGAAGCATAATTCAGTGCTCATACCCAAGAATGATTATCCTGAATATGACTTGAAAAAAGGTGATGTAATATATAGAGGTGCAGGTAACAATTTGAAAGCAAATGGTAAAACTTCTGAGTTTAATACTTTTATTGAGACTAAAGTAAATGAAAAAAATCAGGAATTTATGCGAATATGGTCTAGTTTATTTCCTGAGATTTTTGATATCAATCCAAGGGAAATATTAATTATAAATCCGTTGCTAGGTAGAGTTTATGGATATAATTCAAAGAGTAACTCCTTAATGAGTGCAGATCTTGATATTGATAACTCTCCTGAAGGTCCGATTAATGTAGTTCTTAATGCCATTTCTGCTGGAGAGATAGGGAAAATTTCTACTGATGAAGGTAAGCCAATATATAAACTAATCGGAGAAATAGTTGTAAAAAAAGATAGGTCAAGAGAGTCTACATCCATGACTACAATTCATGCCGAAATTAAAGATAAATGTGATTACAAGATTTCTAATATACAACTAAAACAGGTAATGCATCATTTAAAATGGGTAAATAACCCAGCCTTTAATATTGGCAAACCTGAAAGTGATGATATTAACCCAGAATTTTCAGAGTTTATTTGGATTGAATCAACCGATGATCTAAAGAATACGAAGAAGGTTTTCTTTTCACCTAATGCTGTAAATGAACTTTTGCCAACAGTAAATAATATTGATAGTCAAATTGAAATTTATGGTACTCCTTTAAAGAAAAAAGAATGATTAAATTTTATTGTTAATTATTTCTTCATAGATTTTTTGTAGAATTGTAGTCGAAGTCTAATTTAAATGATAAATCATTTTTTATTCTGGCAATGATCATTTTGACAGTCTTTCCATTTAGGAAATATATACATATATAATTTTGCGGTTAGATTATATATAGAGAGAGTTACAATAATTGGAGTAAAATATATAGTAACATCAATTTGATGGTTCCTTTTATTACATCTTTAGCCAATTCATTGATGCTTTCTACTGTTCTAGACTTAATCCATCTAAGGATCGGAGATTGGATATGCTTTTTATTGCAAGGTCTATTGCTTTTTTTATGATTTCTTTTTTTCTTAGACATAATTCATAGATTAAAAATTGAAATCGACAACGCCCTGCCTCGCCCTGCGAAGTTACCAAATAGTGATTGTGTATTAAAGGACAAGAGAAAATAGAGTTATAGCGTTCAAAATATATCAATTTGCTTCTTTAATAGAACTATTGGGCTTGTTTTCATACTATTTTTACTTATATATCGTTAAATTAATATTTGTTTCAGGATACTTTTCCGACGAAAAAGGACAAATTAGGCATTTTGGTCGGAGACTTTTAATTAGGTAAAGTGTATGCATCTTATATTTTAAGAGAAAAGAATATGCCGGATATTTATTCTATTCTCGCGAAAAACAAAGAAAACTTTGGGCAGATAGTAAGTGAACTATCTGTAGATACAATTGAAAACCGTACGCCTGTAGAATACAAGGAAGAGTATAACGGTGAACGCAGACGACGTAAAACCTCTGTAGGATGGCGTGAACCTAAACGTCTTGAGGTTTATTCCGATACACTTGTAGATGCCAAGGGAAATCCTATACGCTTAGATGATAAGATTGTTGATGTGGCTCGTATCGTCACTAACTTTCCAAAGAAAACGGTGCGTACTGCAGCTGCATTTATGATGGGCGGAAAGATGAACATCAACGCCGATAATCAGGATGATGGTTTTAACGAGTTTAAGAATGTATGGACCAGGAGACTTAAAATGCAATCTATTTTAAAGTGTTTTGCACGAAAGGTAATGTCGGAAACTAAAGCGGCCATTGTGTTTTATCCTGCCACCTCTGTACATTGGAGCGGTGCAAAAACGACTACTCTTAAATGCAAAATACTTTGCCTCCCGGATAAAGATAATGTTCTGTATGAATTCTATCCACATTTTAATGATGATGATGATATGGATGCTTTTATGCATCGTCACCATGTTCTTTCTGATGATAATATGGTCAGGGAACGCGTTATTATTTGGACTAGAGAAAGAATCATTACTGCCATGCAGACATGGGGAGGGTGGGAAGTAAAAGAGGTTGTTAATCCATTCGGTCTTATCCCCGTTGTGTATTCAGAGCTGAATGCTCCGATATGGGACGAAGTAAATTCAATAATGGATGCGCGTGAGATGAGGCTTTCTCGTATGGCCGACACTAATGATTATTTCTCAGAGCCTATATTAAAGACTTTTGGTGATACTGATCTTCCGGGGAAGAATACAGTAGGAAAAGAGATATCTTTCCCTGTTAAGGTTGACCCTGATACAGGTAAGGAATTTCACGGTGATGCTGATTATCTGGCTTGGCAGCAATCTATTGATTCGGTAAAGGAAGAACTTAGTGAAACGCGTAATGAACAATTCAGTGGAACATCTCAACCTGATTTATCATTCGATAATTTAAAGGGCATCGGTAATATATCGGGTGTCTCACGTCGATTTATGATGATCGATGCGGAAATAATGGCCAGCGAGAACATGGAAGTTTTTGGACCGGCTATTCAGCGGTGCGTTTCTATTGTATGTGCGGGTATTGCCAATATTACCAATATCAAGTATCGACAGCAACTTATAGATAATTGGATTACTGTGTCATTTGATTCCATCTTACCGAAAGATCCAGTGGAAGAGGCCAATGTTCTTTCTATCGCTAACGGTGGAAAGGCTTTTAACTCACAACAAACGGTTGTTTCTAAATCTCCGTTAACACCTCCGGGAGACGTTGAGGGAGAACTTAAACGAATGGAAGAAGATGAGGTGAAAGCGGCAGAAAGAAATAATATGGTTGGTATGACATTTGGAGGAGTGTAATATGAAGAAATTATCATTTTACGAACGTCAACATATACAGCATGTATTGAGCCAGCAGAATCAAGTCGGGCTCATCTTTAGTGAGTTTTGTTCATCCGTTGGTACAAGCCTTAAGCAATGGACGGATACCGGAAAAAGCAGTGTGTGGATTCGCAATTCAGCTGTTGAGAATGCAATTGACCGCCAGCTAATAGCTCTACAATCATCCTTATTAGCTAACATTCATACTAACCAGGGAGAATCATGGGAATTATCTAATATAAAAAACGATTATTTTTTGGCTTATGTACAGAGTTTAGTCGTTAACAAGATAGTTGATCAAGGAATGTTTGCTCGTAATGCTGAAGCTTTAGTTTCGCTTCAACAGCGCACAACTAATGGGATGAATCTAAGTGAAAAAGTCTGGAGAATAACGGACCAGACGAAGGCACAGCTTGAATTCTATCTTAAAAGTGGCTTGTCTTTCGGTAGGCCGGCTGCACTAATAAGCCAAGATGTCAGACAATTACTTGAAAATCCGAATAAGAGGTTTCATCGAATAAGGAATGAAGAAGGTGAGTTGGTCCCGTCACAACCGATGAAAGGTTATCACCCTGGAATAGGTCAATATCGTTCGTCTAAAATGAACGCATTGCGCTTGACTGCTACGGAAACGAATATAGCATATAGAATGGCAGACCATAAGCGTTGGAGTAAGCTTAAATTTGCTCTAGGAATCACAGTAAAGCGTTCTCCTAGTGCAAAGGAGCCTTGTAAGATATGTGATGCTCTTGCAGGTGAGTATCCGAAAGATTTTATGTTTACTGTTTGGCATCCATTCTGCATTTGTTTTGCTACTTTGAAGGTTCCATCTCCTGAAGAGCTAGCTCATTTTTCTTTAACTAAGGAGCTACCTGAAAATAAAATTGTTCGTAATATCCCATCTCTAGCATTTGACTTCATGCGAAACAATGAATATATGCGTGATTCGTATGCGTATAAGGATAATAAAAAATGGTTTGAAGGAAACCAGAAATAAAGGCTAATGTCCTTGGATAACTAACCTTATCAACCCAATATTGCATAACCAAAACATTACGATTATGCAGTATGAAGAAGATATTTTGAACGCAGCTTTTGCGACAGGTTACGAACCTGAGGATGGAATTAACCAAGAACAATTATTGTATGAAGCGCAGGAATGGATAACCGACCTTACAAGGTAAATCAGAGCAGCTGTAACAGGCTGCTTTTTTTGTGCGTGAAAATTTAGTTGGTCTTATATTTTAAAGGAAAAAGTACTAACTAATTTACATCGTTATGACACTTATTGATGCAATTAAAAAAGGATTGAAAGCTGCTGGAATTGACGAAAAGTATGCTCAAAAGGTACAGAAGCTATTCAATATTGAAAAGGAAGATGGGTTAGAAACCTATATCCAACTTTTTAAGGATAACATTCTTCCTGATCTTCAGCCATCAGGACAGCCCACACAAGAGACTATTCAAGCGTCTGTTAATGCGGCAATCGCTGAATACGAAAAGAAATATGGGCTCAAAGAAGGTAAGCCCATTGAAAGTCCGAATCCAGATGAAGATAAATTCAAAGGGCTGGACCCATCTGTAAAAGCTCTTATCGAAGCTCAAAACAAACAGCTAGAGGAAATGAAAGCACTAATTGAGGGAAACCAAAAGAAGGCTGCAACTGCTGAAATGAGCGTTAAAGCAAAGAAGTTAATGGAAGATGCTAAACTGCCTGAAAACTGGCTGGGGCGTGTTGATCTTGAATCTAAAACACCTATTGAAGATCAGGTAAAGATTCTTAGTGATGAATATATCAAAATTCAACAGGATGCAATTAATCAAAAGGTTGCCAACGGCGAATATCATGTTGGTGGCTTTCAGCCAAAAGATCGTTCTGAAGCCGACTGGGCAAAACTGATGGATGGTGATACGAACCCAAACAATCCGGGAACGGTGGACTTGGGACTTAAATAATTAATTTCTAAATATTTTATTCTATGTATTTAAAAAGAGAAAGTGAATTTCAGTACCATCCCGGGATTGAACTAATTCTTGAGGATGTTCAGGGTGGGGGTACGATTGCCCGCTCTGATTTAGTGAATGCTGTTTTTGCAGGCGTTAAGCTAGACGAATTACCCCCGCTTGTTATCGTTGTTAAAGATGAGACCACAGGCGTTTATCACGTATTAAAAACGGCGGCAGTGCAGGCAGTTGCAGCCGCAAATGCAGTTGTTTATCAAGTGAAAAAGAATCATTTGTTTGCTGTCGGTGATGTTGTTACTTTAGGTGGAGACTTTACTAAAGCAGCTGATGTGATTACTGCCATTGATAAATCCAACTCAGCCTTTGATAAGATTACTCTTGCAGGTACTATCGGTGCTGCTGCTCTTGGAGAGGTTCTTGTTCAGGCAAAAGCTAAAGCAGAGGCCGGCTCTGCTGAACCTCTGTATGGAAAGACTACTTCTGAATTGCCAATAACCATGAATAAGATTAATTTGACGGTTGCAAATCAATCGTCCGGATTACTTATTAGGGGTACTGTGAATGGTTCTGTTATGCCATTTCCTATTGATGATGCTATTAAAGCACGTCTGACTACACAGGGGATTCGTATTGTCTAATATTAAAATTTTAATAGATGGAAAGATCATTAATCAAACAAGTTAATCAAAAAAACATGGCTGCCCGTTTGAACACCAGACATGTTAAACCTATGTATTTTCCGAATTTTTTCGGAATAAAGGCCAAGTCTTCACTCAAATGGGAGACTTTAGTTGGGGAAAAGGGTGCGCCTGTTGTTGCTGACGTTATCAGTTTCGATTCTTCTGCACCACAAAAGACACGTGAGGTTGTAAGTAAGTTGTCTGGAGACATTCCTAAAACTGCCTTGAAACGTGGTATGAACGAGAGTGACTATAACGAATATAAGCAATTGGAGCGTGATGCACAAGGGGATGCTCAGCAGATGGAAGTTTTGAACCTTGCATTCAAAGATGAAGACTTTGTTTACAATGGCGTTCGTGGGCGTTTTGAGTGGTGGTGTATGCAGCTCATGTCAAAGGCAGGATTCCACTTGACTGCTCAAAATAATAATGGAATTGTAACCGCTGAATTTGTAGGTTGTGGTATGCCTTCTGCTAACAAGAAAGTCGCTGGATATGATTGGGCCAATGCTGCTAATGCTGATGGATTACAGGATATTGATGATGTTGTTGTAGCCGCTTCTGCCGAGGGGGTAACTATTAAGTATGTTATTATGCATACAGCTGACTTTGCGTTGTTGAAGAAGCAAAAATCAACAATCGAAAAGATTAAAGCTTGGGTTAATCAGACTTCAAAAATTGTCATTACCAAAAAGGTTATCAACGAGTACTTGTCTGAACAAGAAATCCCTGTGCAAATTATAACAGTCTCTCCGGCTGTACGTATTGAGGATAAAAATCACAAACGTAAAACGATTAACCCGTGGGAACGTAAACGCATTTGTTTCTTGGAGGATTTGAACGTAGGTGATATCCAACATGGACCGATAGCGGCTGAGGCTTCCGAATCTATAAAGAAGAAAGCTATCATGGTGAAAAAGGATTTCATCCTGATCTCTAAGTTTTCTACTGAAGAACCATTTAAAGAGTGGACTAAAGCAGAGGCTAATGCTTTCCCTGTTGTGAATGATCCTGATGCTATGTTTATCCTCAAAGCAGACGGTTCTGCATGGGCTGCTAGTGAAGATACCGAGGGGACTGATAAGGTGCCTGCTTCTTTCTTGGGTGAAGATGTTGATCCGGAATCTAATAAAGTAGAAGGAGAATAAGATGAAGACCATCCGGGATACCATACTAAGTTTTCCGGGCATTGCTGACGGAGAGGACTTTTTAGAGACTGTACTAACTGACCGTTCTATGGATGGGGAGAAGGAGTATAGAGCGGAAGAAAAGTCCTCTGTTCGCTTGGCTGTCGCTGATATGTATTCAATGATTGGTGGACTCCCTGACTTTACAGAGAATAAGTTATCAATGACCTATCCCCGTTCATGGTATATACAGAAAGCTAAAGAACTTTACAGTGATAATGGTGAATCTGAAAAAGCGGCAAAGTTGGGAAATAATATTGTAGTTCCTCGAGGAAGATCGCGGCATTCATGGTAAGACGAAATGCACATACAGCAGTTGTAACCGTTCCCGGGTCAGGTGGAAAGGTTGTTAACGGTGAATGGGTAAACGGTGAGAGCCCTACTCAATTAGAAGTGAAAGGACACTATGATCCCGTTAGTAATTCCAGGGTGGTCATCAAGGTAAACTCTCAGGGGAATGAAAAGGAGGTTCATGGCGAATTTTATACCCGTGCAAAGGCTGTAAAGGAAGCAAGTCATTTACATATTGACTCAATAGGCATTGATGTGGATATTATATCCTGGGAACAGTATCAATCACATTCAGTAATTTACGTATGAGCAAGAATGCAGGCTTTACGCCAATGTTTTCCGATGATGAAATAGACCAATGGTTCGATATTTTCAAGGAAGAGGCAGAAGAGCAGATCTTTATTCATCTTGCTGCTGCTGGAGAAACGTTTGTAAATTATGCGCGTAATTTACATACTTATGATGACCATTCTGGTAATTTAAGAAGTTCGATAGGTTACATAATTGTTCGTGATGGCGAAAATATTATGGAAAATTTCGAGAAATCAGAAAGAGGTGCAGATAAATCTACAGGGCTAGGTAAAGGGCGCCAATTGGCTAAGTCTATTGCTTTAACTTATCCGTCGGGTTACGTTCTTATTGGAGTAGCTGGAATGCAATATGCTGCAGCCGTTGAGGCTAAAGGCTATGATGTTGTTGCCGGTGCATGTTTCCAAGCGGAAATATATCTCAAGAAATCTATTCAGAGCGTATTTAAACAGTATAACAATGGCTGACGAATTCGATATCATAGATTACGTATATGATGCAGTTGTAGCTGCTAACACAGGTCTGACGGTTTATAAAGATCGTTCTATTACCGGAGAAGCTAATAACCATATTGTTATCAATCATTTAAACCTGAATGAAGGTGATGATGAAGTTACCGATTTCGTTAGTCTGCTTCCTGTTAATGTGAACGTCTTTATTAAACTGAATCAAAATGGTATGATAGACCGTGCCGCAATGAAAGTGGCAGTACGATCTATTCGTACCTCTATTAAAAACATATCAACCATCAATGGACAATACCGCCATGCACATATTGAATGGACCGGGAGGATTGAAAACCTTAAAGATGGATTTGATTGTATGAACATTAGAATTGTTTTTGAAACTGATAAATAATAATTAAAATTATGGCAAATTCAAGACCTATTGCAATGGGCATTGCCCGTATTGCTTACGGAACAGTTGGAGATGGAGTTCCGGCATCTGCTTTTACCGATCTCCCGTTGCCTACAAAAAGTAGTGTAGCATTTAATTTTCAAGACCCTAAGGAAGTCCGTATTGATGTAGAGGGCTCTTCTGATCCTCTCTATGTAACGCTTGTGAAGGATTCTACCGATTACATTGAATTCTCACTTCCTACTCCGTCGAATGATGTAATTAAGGAAATGACAGGTGGTGAACTTGATGCCGAAACAGATAAATGGAGTGAATCGGTTGAAACACCGGATATTAATAAGTCTTTTCAGATTGATACTCCGGTACGTAACGGGAAATATGTCCGTTATACTATCGTTAACGGAAAAGTTGCAGCTAAGTTGTCTCAAGCTCCCGGAGCTGAACAGCCGGAATTGTTGCTTGTAAGAGTATACAAACAGGCTGCAATTACGGCGGCAGGGTTAAAGAAAACAGCTTTTACGCGTGAAGTTCTTGCCCCGACAGCTGGATAATAAACTAGGTTAGGTTATGTTTCAAAAGGTCGGAAGAGGACTCTCCCGGCCTTTTTTATAAGTACTATTATGATTAAGCATCTATCACAATTAGAATCAGATACAATAACCGAACAAGCTATTGTAATACCGTTTGATTTTAGCAATAAAGAGTCCGTTCCGGAAGGTAAGGATCTAGGTGATACTATTGTTATCAAACCGATAACCGTTCGTACATGGTTTAGAATAAGACCACTTATCCTCCAGATTGAAAAGGAAGATTTGGAGAAGATAGTAGTTAAGAAAGATGAGGTCAATCTTGATTTAGCGGATATAATGGCTAAATATGATGATTTAATTGTAGACATCATTTGCCTTGGTATTCATAATAAAAAGAGCAACCCGCCTGAATGGTTCCGGGATGTATTGATTGATAATACCACTTGGGAAGATATGAGGATTCTGCTTAATGCTATAATCTATAGAATAGGTTTTTTCCCTTTTTACAACTCTATCACGACTCTGCGGAGAGTGAGCCCATTAAAGACGGAGACGGAGATAATAGCCGTCCGCAGGAATCTAATGAGCTGGCAGGAATCAGCCAAGCCCGATTCTTAGTTAATGTACATGATTGCCTAGGACTGAGCCATATAGATACACTAGATAGTAGTATTGCCCTGATAGAAGCTATGCTTCAAGAATTTATTTATATACAAAAGGAGAGAAAAAGAGCCATGAAAACAGGTACTGACGAAGATGGAGAGGATTATGAATGGGTAGAGTTGCCTTCATTTGATGATCCTACTAAAACCATCCGTTATAAAAAATACTATGATATAGCAGGGAAGGTGAATACGAAAGAAAATTGACCTTATGACTATATATTAGTTTAGAGATTATTTTGGTTTAGAATAGTATTTATCCTGACCCTTGCCTGCTGTGAAGCCCGCGAGGGTTTTATATTTTAAGAGAAAACGGTTATGGGAATAAAAAACAAGAATAATGCGATGTACTTTGCTACCGGTATAGATAACTCCGGTCTGTCTGAAGATGCGGAACAAGGGAAGAAGATTGTTCGAGATATGACTGATGACATCGTTGCCGAAGGCAGTAAAATGAGAGATGCTTTTGCGAAAGCAGGGACTGGGGTCGTTAGCATTACTGATAAGATCAAGGAGCTAAAAATCGGGATTAACCAAACTGAGGCTGATATTAAGACACTTCAAAATACTTTTGAGAATGCGGCTCCCGGCAAGGCCAAGATGTTTGCCCTTCAGGAACTGGAAGCAGCAAAGAAGGTCCTGCAAGAAGATAAAATAGCTCTTCAGGATTTGGAGACTCAAATGAAAAAAACGAGTACCGGTCCAATTTCCCTACGTACACAGATCAGAAACCTAAAAGAAGAAATGGCTTTAATGACGGAAGAATCAGAGGGCTATGAGGCGGCTATGAAGAAGCTTGGTGATCTGATGGATAAGCAAGGAGATATTGCTACTCAAGGAAAGATATTTGCTGATGATGAGAAAGGAATTCGTACTGCCGTTGAGAGTGTGAATCTTTTTTCCGGTGCATTGACTGCCGGAATGGGTGCCGTTTCTCTCTTTGGTATGGAAGAGGAGAAACTAGCCGCGATACAGACTCGTTTGCAATCTGTAATGGCCATCACCATAGGTCTACAACAGGTTGCTACGTCCTTAAATAAAGACTCTTATGTCCGTCGAATACTGTTAGTCAAAGCGGATAACTTACTTACGGCCGCAAATACGAGATTAGCTGTTTCTCTTGGAATCTCAAATGTGGCGGCAAAAGCATTAATGGCCACGCTTACATTAGGATTAACGGTGGCTATCGGTGGCCTTATTTACCTATGGGATAAATACAGTTCCCGGGTTAGTTATGCGGCCGAAAGACAGAAACAATCTCAGGAGCAAATTAGCAATGCGGTTAATTCGGTATCATCCACTGTCGCCGATCAGATGGTAACGCTCTATAATCTGATTAAACGATGGGATGCCTTGGGAGATAACTTAAAGAAGAAGAAAAAGTTCATCGAAGAGAGTAAAGATGAATTTCATAATCTAGGTCTGTCCGTTAATACAGTTAACGAGGCCGAGAATGCACTTGTTAGGAATACCAACTCTGTAATCAAAGCCATGCAATTACGTGCACAAGCGGCAGCCTATCAGAAAATAGCACAGGAAGAGTATGAGAAGATGGCCAGGGCTGAACTGAAAGCTCAATTTATAGAGAACTCGGCTCCTACCGAAGAAGATTATCGTAAAGTTGCCAAAACCAAAGGTGGCTTAACGATTGATAGAGGAATTGATATGTCCGATACAGCTAATGCGGAGGCTAACAGGTCGAAAAGAGCTAATCAGTTCCGTGTTGAGGCCCGTATGCACTTGATATGGGGAAATCATGTAATGAAGTCAACGGATGATTTAAATAAGCAACTCTCCGATGAATTTAAAAAAGCCGGTATTGTTGAATACAATGGCAGTGATACATATAAGCAAGAGCAAGATGCAGCGAGAAAGGCTAAGGAGGAAGCGAATAAAAAGAAAATAGCAGATGCCGAAAGAACGAAACAGATCATTGAAAGCAACCAGAAGATAAAGGAAACTCTTGACCAAGGAGAGATTGATCTCTGGCAATCTCGTATTGACCGCATGGATGAAGGTTATGCAAAACAGAAAGCACGAATAGCCTTGAATTATGATAAGATGATTCTTGAAATCCGGAATAAGGAAAAGGAGATGCTTAAAGCCCAGCAAGAAGTGGAGAAACTTGAATGGCAAACAAAGAATCCTGATTGGGAGAAAAAAGGCCTTGTGTTTAAGCCTACGACAATAAAAATCTCTCAATTGCCTGAAAATTCACAAAAACAACTTGTATCAATGTACTCTGCTGCGTATGGAGAGCGGGAAAAGGCTGAGAGTGATTTGCTAAACTCATTGCTTGAAAAACATCAAGATTACGATGCAAAGCGCCGTGCCATTGAGAAAGAGTATAATGATGATATTCTGGCTCTGCAATTAGAGAGACAAGCGATTTTGGCCAAAGGAGACAAAGATGAGCTGGCGAAAATAGACAGTGCCATAGCCAATGCCACAACAGAGAAAGGCAAAGCTCTGATGCAGAATTCTTATGAAATGCTCAAACAGTCTCCGGATTATATTCGTGCTTTTGAGGATTTGAAAAATACTTCTTCAGATACGCTCATGTCCCTAGTTGATCAATTTGAGGCCGTGAAAGATTCTGCTGCTGCTTCCCTTAACCCTGAGGATTTGCGAGAATACACGAATACGATTCGGGAATTGATGGATGAACTGGATTCAAGAAATCCATTTAAGGCTCTTGCCGATAGAAAAAAAGAATTGATTGATGCGGAAAGAGAGCTTATTATAGCCCAAAAGCAGCTTGATGCTGTGAGAAATGGCGCAAAGATAGTAACGGGAGTAAAGAGTTTAAAGCTTGACAATGGTAAGATTAAAGCAGAGAATGTTTATTTATCAGCATCTGAAGCTTTAGCCAAGTATAATAAAGCAAAGGAAAAAGCCAATGAGGCGAACAATAATTTTCAAAAAGCAGAGAAAGCGTCTCTTGAAAAAGTAGATGGTTTGGCCAATGCATTATCCAACTTGGGAGGTACGATTGAGGGAACTTCCGGAGAGATTATATCATTGATTGGGGATGTTGGTTCGTTTACTACAGAGGTAATATCTGGTATAACAAATGTTTCCCAAAAAGGCGCTGGAGTCTTACTTGCCCTTGAAAAGGCAAGTGTTATACTGACTATTTTACAAGCAGGTATTCAATTGATGCGATCTCTTAATTCCATACTTCCTGATGCTTATAATGAATATGAGAAATATGCAGCAAAAATAGAAGAAATTAACAAATTAACCGATGCTGTAAACGATTACAAGATAGCAGTGCTAGAGGCTAATAACGCAGAGTCAGGTTGGTTTTCTGAAGATAACCTAAAGAATCTAAGAGACTACAAAGAGGTCCAGGAGGCTGTATGGGATGCCTATATTGACAAAGTAAAGGAAGCTCAAGCTGTTTATCAAAATCAATCGGGCGGAGGATGGATCACTAATCCATGGAATTCATTGCTTGGTGTATATGATTCTATTTATGGCACAAGTATATTCGGACATGACTACGAAAAAGGAACAACGGCCGCGATAAATAACTTGCGTATTGAGACTAGAAAAAAAAGTAAAGGATTTCTCGGCTCCGGTATAGGGGGAAAATCTCAGAAAACAGAAGATCTGCAAACGTGGATCAATGAAAATAAGGATAAGTTTAAAGGTTTAGATACAAACCTTTTCGATAAAGAACTAAATCTAAATACCGAGCTCGCAAAATCAATTTTAGATAATTATGGTGATAAACTAGTCGGGCAGACCAAGGACACACTCGAGGCTTTAATGGAGTTGCAAGAAAAGTATGATGAATATCTGGAGCAGCTGCATGAGTATGTTAGCACTCTTTATGAGCCTCTTGTGAATAACTTTGTTGATTCCATCTGGGATTGGTTTGATGAAGGTAAAAACGCCTTGGATAGCTTTAAAGAATATGCATCTAGTACGTTCCGCGATATAGTGTCAGATATGTTAAAGAGTATCGTTTTAGATAAAGTTGTTGGTAGTTTTAGCGATGATATAGCTAATGTATATGAGGAATATGCTAAGGGCAATATTAACGAATCGCAATTAATGAAGAAGGTCTCTGAACTGACAAAAGTATTAGTTGGCAATTATGAAACAAATATCCCAACGTTAGAGAATATTCTTAAAGAGGTTAATTCTTATCTATCCAATGCCGGCATTGATCTCTCGACTAATTCTTCCACGGAGAAAGGCGTTACAGGTAAACTTGAAGCTGCATTGACAGAGGGCACGGCATCCGAAGTCCTGGGTGTAATGAACATGAGTGCGCTTGATATACGTGCGCTAAAAGAAATGTCCGCAGATCATTATCAGAATTACGCTGAAACGATGAACTACATCTTCAATATACTTGATGAAACCCGCCAGATCAATGAAAATACCAAGCGTACAGCTGATAATACAGACGGATTGATTGATAAGCTTGATACAGGGTTTAAGGACTTGAAGAGTGAACTTACGGAGATAAAAAAGAATACGAAAGATACATCAGGGAGGTAAGGACCATGAATTATAAAATTGATAATGTTAGCTTAAGAGAGTTTGGGGTATATCCCACCAATGCTTCCGGAGAAAAAATAGCTCTTTCCGGATTGTTTGATTTGCCAAAACGTAAAGGCACAACAGAATACGATTGGGGAACATCCATAGAACCTTTCGTTGATGCTTCTGATATTGAATTAGACGGTCGCTCATTAACTCTTAATGTAGCCATCAAAGGAAGTTCTCTTGCTGATCTTCACACTAAGCTAGCCGCGTTTAAAGGGGCTTGTATTGCTTGTAAGAAGCTATGGACCGAAGTCGGAGAGTTTGATGTCATACAGAAGGATGAGATAGCCGTAACGGAATATCCGTTTAATTGTGTGGCCGTGATAAAAGCTCCGTTCTGGGAATACTCTTATGTGCCTGCTAGTATAACAATTCCGGCTTCGGGTAACGGTGAGTATATGCTTGATTCATACAATCTGGCAAAAGATTTTGGATTACATATTACTTCTTTCCGTAATGTAAACAGTACGCCTAAGAGGGTAGAAGGGAATACCACGCTTCTATACAAAGAGACTTCACATCGATCATATTATGATTTTAGCCAGCAATGTAATATGGTGGGCAATGATATTTATGACCTGTACAATAAGATGCATCAACTGAATTCTTTGCTGATAACTCCCGGACTTCATACTCTGACACTACCCGGTAATACGGCTCGCTCTGTATATTTTAAGGATGGAACGACGGTTACTTACTTGTCTTCTCGCGTGCTTCGGTTTGATTTAAAATGTAGGGTAATCAATGGATGAATTAATCAGTATATACAGGCTTGTAGATGGTGCTCAAACTACGGTTTGCAGCATATCCAAAGAGAATGCTTCGCTGAATCAAGGAATAATGGATAAAGATAAGGTAACACTATCTGTTGTTACCGAGGATCCTATTTACTTGACAGAGGGAGATTATATTTTGCTGGGAGATGTTAAGTACAAAATTAATCGCGATCCTGAGGATAAGCAAAAGTCAGAGAAAGAACATTCTTATGAGATTTCCCTTGAAGCTCCTATCTACACTTTAATCGATAAGGTTTATTGTAATAAGATAACCGGTTCGACCACATTTTCCCTTACCGGGAAACTAAGAGATTTTCTCGAACTACTTATCTGGAATATCAATGTTGATAACAATCCGCTTGGAGTTGATGGGGGATGGATGGTAGGCCTTTGTCCTGATACGGATTATTTGAATATTACATTCGATTCGGTTAAATGCCGCGATGTACTTGATACTTTGGCTTCTAAATTCGGGCTTGAGTATTATGCTACCAATAAGACGATCAATTACGTTTCACGCATTGAGAATGAGACCGGACTAGTGTTTACACAAGGTCAGGGTGGTGGTTTGTATGAGGTTGAAAGAAAGAACGTGGATGATGGCGACCTAGTTACGCGTGTCTATCCAAAGGGCGGAACGGAGAATGTTATTCCGGGTGAGGGCGATTTTGAGGGTCGCCTAATGCTCCCTGAAGGATATATTGAGAATTTTTCCGAAAGTAAAAGAGGGGTTGAGGCTGTGGTGGTCTTTGATGGCATCCATCCTACTTTTCAAGGCTCCGTGGGAACGGTGAGCGGCGATAACAACCGTGAATTCCTTTGCCCCGGTATTGATTTCAATATCGCTGATGTTGCCGTAGGCGATGAAGGCCGAATAAACTTCCTGACGGGTGATTTAATGGGTAAATCCTTTGAATTTAAATGGGATAATAGCCTTAAGAAAATAACTCTTATCTACCAGGAAGATAACTTGGCTGAAATTGATCCCAATACAGGGAGTCGTCCAAATATTCCTTCAGCTTCAAAATATCTTCGTGGTGGCGAGCTATTTAACTTCACCGGATTAAAACTTTCCGGAACATACAAAACAAACGCAATAACCAAATTACGCCAGAAAGCAACTGAATGGCTGGCTTATTATTGTCGTAAGCGTGTCAAATTTGAGTTAACCGTTGATTATCGGTATATACGTCAGAATAATGTAGAACTACACTGCGGGGACCTGATAACGATTAATGTCCCTCTACATAACATTAGCAAGCTTATTCGTATTACTTCTATTGAAAAGAACCTTCATACAGGTAAATTGACTTGTACGGTATCTAATTACCTCGATGAAAAATGGCGTGATAAGATAGAAGAACAGATCGGAGAAATTAAATCTTCTACGGCGACCGTGAACGGTGGTTATGGTGGTGCAACGAGTGTTACCATATTGGAGAAAAATGACGAGCGGGAGCCGTCTGATAGCAATGTGATGTCGGCTTTACGTACCTTTAAGGAAATAGCTGAAAGAGCAATAAGCCGGACAAACCCCGATAAAGCCGCTGAATTGATCACTTTTCTAAAGGGCTTAAAATCGCTATCCCCTATCGAGGTTGGAGATGTTATTGATTCTATGCTCGCCGGCCGTGGTACCCTGATTACGCCCGATAAAATACAAACACCACGGCTTGAGGTTCGCGGACAGGCTGTTTTCATGGAGCTAATTTTAAATCGATTGTCGGCAATGGAGGGCGATACCTCATTTTCCGAGTCGGGCACAATCGAATCAGTTACTCAGGTTGCAGAGCTAACTTACAAGCTGCAGATGCGCAGAAGGTGGGAGACTGATTTCACCTCGTTTGATGTAGACGACGTGGTATATGGCATCGTTAACCGTTTATCGGATTCAGGGGAGTATTACACCGTTTGGTTTAGAGTTTTACAGAGAGATTTATCGGCTAATACATTACTGGTTTCTCTTTATCCGGGTACTGAAGTGCCGGGAGGAGTTAATTATGCTCCTATTGCCGGCATGGTAGTGGCTCGTAGGGGCAACGCGACGAACGAAGATCGTCAGTCATGTTGGTATGTATCTACAACAGAAGGGGCGATCATGTATTTAACCGGTGTGACTAAACCCGTATTGGAGGATTACAATTACTCGCTTATCCTAGGCCGACCTAAGAATCTGGCACTATTCAACGGATTGCCGATTAATTATAAGCATCCGTATATCTATGCTCGCGGAGCTATCATACAAGATTTACTTCGTATTGATTACCAGGGCAAACCGGTGATTGCAATTACCGACAGGGGGTTGTGGTCAATCACAGAAGCCACTAACAACCCATATCTTTTTGAGGCGCTAAATCCTTCAACAGGCAATCATGAGACACACGATGTATGGCATAAGAGCTGCCGTTATAGATGTCTTCGTTCCGGCACGACTCAAGAACCTCGTTGGAATGCAACCGATTGGAGTGAGATATCCGGAGACGCAACATTGTCGGCCAAGATATCCAGCTCCAACGGTACCGAATTTGGCGGTCCGGTAGATACCGTACTGACGCTGTATATCTACCGGGGAGTTAACGATATCAGTGACGATGTGTTGGATGCAGATATTGAGTGGACAAGAACCACCCGTGATTCGGTAGATGATAATCGCTGGGCAATGGCTCATGCCGACACGGGCAAAGTCCTTCACCTGAGTGATGCTGACATGGGTAGTTTCTTTGAGACAGACGGTGAGTGTATCTTCACCGTTACTGCCTATGTGAGAGATAACGACGGCAACGTCGATAATTACGCAACTAAATCATTTACAATTAATCCTTAATGTTATGGGTATATTATTAGAGGACAAAGTCCGGAGAATTTTTCAACCGCTAAAAACGGCATTCAGCATGTATGTCGTAGGCGGCTCTACTGTTCAGTTGCACGATGCGGATAATAACATCTATTATCCTGATCGCTCCATCACTGAGCTGATGATCCAGCCGTCGTTGAGCATTGTCGACCCCGATAAGGTGTTAGCCAACGGCAATAAGAACAATGACATGATTCAGATCCAGTGGACTCAGGTAGTCAACGGAGTGGAGTCACCGGTCGATGAGAATTATTTTGAGGTAATAACAGCTGCGCGTGACGGTCTGCTCAAAGGAGCAATCATCGTCAAGAAGAATGTTCCTTATCTGACTCCTTACGTGCTTAAGTTCTATGCAGAGTACTACGACACGAGAACTAAAACGACTCTTAAGTTTATTGATAAGATTCTCCTTCGTACCAGTTCGGTTGCCAACCTATTGCTCGTTACGCAGATCGATAAGGCTTCATCGGAGATATGCAACCCCATGGATGCAACGGATGTGTTATCAGTCATCAAACCGACTTATCACCTAGGCAAAGACATTATCAGTGACCTGACAAAGGTTGGCTGGTGGTGGAAGCAGGTTGTTGCCGGAGTTGAAGAGGATTTCAATGCAGATAATTCATTAGCGTTCGTTTCTACTGCATCCGATGGAACATTGACCGTAAACAAAGAGTATGTCGGTGATCTATTGCTACGACTATACTCAGGCTATTTCCCTGATGGCAATATTCCGGCTCTGCCACCGGCCAACGCTAACGTGAACGAAGTGCGTTATATCCGTCGATTTCCCAAGAATTTGACTTTTCAACACTACATCGGAGGGGGCGGTCAACTCTCGGCCAAGGCGACAAAGACATTCGGCAAAGTAATTGGTATGGATGGCAACGGACGTGTTGTCGATTTATCTAAAACGCATTTCATTACCTGGCAGACTAAAAAATCAGCTGCCGGCACTACTTATCAGGATGCTGCTTACGGCCAAGATGTTGTATTGCCGGTTGATGCAGCCAATAACGAGACAGATGTACGCATTATTATTAACGAGCTTGAGCACCGTAAAGCGCTTGCCGATAAGGATGGCGCGATACTGGTTGACTCTGATGGCGCAATATTAGTATCATGAATTTAACTCCTTACGTATTCCAGTATGCAAAGGTTCCGGCAGAAGTGGCCGTGACTCTTTCACTCGGTTACCGTCGCCGATTATCAGACGGATGTATCATCATTAATCAGACGGAGGCACAGCCTTTGCCAGGTGAGACATTTGTCGATAAGATCACTACTGTGCAGGGTGTTGTACTGACTAATGCAGAGGCAAAAGAACTGCTCAAGACGTCGGTTAAATCCCTTGAAAAAACGATTGAGATAACTGATCCAGAAGAAGTCGTCATTCCTGATGAAGACGGTGATACCGATGCTGTAGTTGATACAGAGATGCCGGAGAACCCGGTAGAAGAACCAACTGAAGAGATCACAGAAGAAGATAATGTTTAACCCTTTAATACAATTAATATATGAGCGAAATTAGAGAAGTTACGTCTGTCAGACGACTACGTAATGCCGGAACGGTGACTGTTTACCTGGCCTGCAATCAAGGCGATGCATACCAGGAGTACCGTGGCAAGGATAGCAACGGCAATGACATCGTTAAGCCGGATTGGGCTGCAAACGACGGTTTGCGGCCGGTGTGGACTCCGATCATCGGAGCAGCTGTGAACAAGTCCAACATTCAGATTATACCGACCGACGACAAATGGACTTACAACACGACGTTGCTGACATTTGATGGATCCGGACTGTCTACCAACGCCGGACTTGTAGGTACATTTAAGCGGGTGACGGTAGACGGTATTCCATCTCTTAAGGCTATGAAGAATCTGGCATCAGAGACCAACCAAGACAGCGATACATTGAAGTTTGATGGCGCTATTAAAGTCGGTACAGTTGACGACAGGGTACAAAAAACCGTTCCTATCACCATTGTTCCCAAATCAGAATCCGTCTATAAGGGAGTGATTATGGGAGCGGATAACAAGAACCTGGTAATCGCAGAGAATGGTGGGAGTTGCAAGATATTCGCTAAGCTCTTATACGGTGGCGAAGCTGTAGAGAATGGCAAGTACGTTGTGCTGTTTAAGAAGCAGGTGAATGGCGCATTCGTTAATATCACCGATAGTGCCGGCAATAATACGGTATTGGATAATGCAACCCATACGGTTGACATTACTGCTGATATGGTGAACTCATTCCTCAATGTCTATGCTATCTTCAAAGATGCAACGACAGGGGCAGAACTTACTACTGATGTCGGTACGGTACAGGACGTATCTGATCCTCTTAGGGTTGTCAAGAACGCTGTGCCGGCGGACGAAGTGATTGAATCGGACACGGACACGGTAGTATACACTCCTCAGGTTGTTGATTCGGCTGGTAATGTGCGACCGGAGTTTGCATCTAAATTCAAATTCTTCCTCTCAAACGAAGCCGGACAGCAGATTGTAGCGGATTACGATAACAGTGCAACGCCTTCAGCGAGTCAAACGATTACAGCCAATGATGCGGATAAAGCAGCTCCTGGCGATCTTGTTATCGAGATCGTGGGCGATGATACTTACTAAGCTGATGGATATGACAGAAATAAGACTATTTACAGCCGTTCGACGTGCGAAGATATATAAGACCTTTCGCACTTACAACAAGTCGCTCGTCAAGCCGACTAAGCCAATCACGCCTGAAGGTGATGATAACGGCTGGTCGGCCGGTGCCGATGGCGCGATCTGGATGTGCGAAAAGTCGGCTATGTCTATTTCTCAAGGAGAATGGAGTGATGTTATCAGAATCAAAGGCGATGCCGGCTCAGCAGGGCCGCTAATCTATCCGGCTGGTATATTCTCGCTAGATAAATCATACACACGTACATCGCTGACAGCTCCATACGTGGCTCACAACAGCCTTTATTATTACCTGGCTAAGACGGGCACGTTTACGGGCATTAATCCTGCAGACGATTACGCCGCCAACGGGGTTAACGCGACCTGGAGGCCGTACGATAACTTTCAGGCAGCATTCTTTGAAATCGTGATGGCTGAATTTGCTCGCTTGGGCAAGGCGGTATTCTTCAATGATTACATGATGTCTCAGTATGGAGTAACCCCGTCCGGAGCAGATACCAATGAGTACCAGAACTTTGCAGCGGGCACCTTTATTCCGAACATTCTGCTGAATTTTCTGACGGGCGCCGGGCATCTGTCTGCCGGCAATTTCAGCTGGGATGAATACGGGCGTACGTATCGCAAATCAAAGGACATCATTGTATGGCGAAGCATACTAGATGAGTTTGGAGCATTGGAGACTGAACATAATGTCAACCTTAAAAAGGGTACATACTTCGATTTCAGCGGCTGGACAAAAGCGATTATCAATCTTCCTGACCCTTCATTGCACCAAGGTCTTGAGCTTGAGTTTAGAGGCCCTATTGCAACCACAAGGGTACCTCGAGATTGGCCAACTTTCAAAAGTGCAGGTTTTGCAATGATGGGATGGAATAGCACAACAAGCGATTACGTCACCTGCAGCAGAGTTATATCGTATATAACTGGTAGCTCACGGGCGCACATCATCTCACAAAAGGTGAATAACGTGTGGACGTGGGTTGCTGATAGCGGTTTTTCTATTGTATCATAACTAAATTAAATATACCAACATGAATAGAAACAATTCACCACCATAAACGCTACTCTTTAAGAGACTAGTGTTTAAGATTTATATTTTACAAAAACAATTTTATAAACCAGGGCGAAAAATACTATAGATTAATCGCCCGAAAAATATGTAGTATATGTCACAAGAAGTAAGAACGCCATTACAAGTCACTGCAGTTACCTCTGTTGCGGACACTGATTACATTGACCTTACTTTAGCAAATGGTACCAAGGCTAGAGTATTGAAAAGTCAGTTATATCCAGTAAATTCTAAGGTTGCCTACGGGATGGTATCGCCAGGCACTAAATGCTCTGTTATTCATCCAGGAGTAGTCAAGGCTATTAGCTTAGGCTCTATCAGCTCGGTCTCCTCATATTTGATTGCAGTCTATCATTATTCAATCTTTGGATTGTATTTTGTATCCACTATTCAAAGCTCCAATGCGTTTATAATTAAGCGGATATCGATTAGTTCGGGAGTTGAATCTTTTGTTTTTTATAAAAAAGATGGTTTTTTATATGTGAAGCCGAATAACAGTAGTCCTTTGTACGTTACTGTACATAAAGAGACAGGAACAAATGAATCTACAGTATTGTGCGAATCTACTGCAGATGATATTACTGATGCAACAGTAGTACCTATAGGTTAATATTTTCCCCTAGCTTGTTTATAGGCTAGGGGAATCTTATTCCACTATGCAATAAATGCTGAAACAGGTCTAACGCAATACTGACCCGTCGTCTTAGTGTTGTATCCCATGAAACCTTGGCTGAAATTCATAAACCATGCATTCGGGCTACTATTCTCGGAAGAGCTCCAGTATGCGTCTAGCTTAAGGAATTCTGCACCCGTAATTAGCGATAGTGCATAATTTATCTTGTTGAAGTTAGCAGACATCATAAGTAGTTCACCTATTGACGGCAGCCACCATTTGCCGGCAGTTAAACCTTGTCCGTTAGCATTGGTGCGACTATATAGGTTACAGAATCCTGGCGCATAGCTTGCGGTATTAGTTACTGCCCCAGCAGTGCTAGCCGCTATCTGTGCGGCTGTACTCGTTTTACCCGTCCAATCATTGTAGGCAGCTACACGATCTGTGGTAGTAAATCCACCTCCAGATATGGCTGCACTACTCCAAAAAAGTTTGGTAGGTGATTCAGTAGGAGCAACAACTAACAGTCTGCCTCCTTCCACTACTACTACGCCATCGGCCACCTCACCAGATGCTTGCTGTGCTTTCCAAGACTCTGGTCTAAACATTACTGACGAATTATCAGATTTCTTATGACACATGATGAACACACCGTCTGTCATGCATTCTAACGCTATACCTTGCAACAAAGCTGTGCGCAAATTAGGTACTGAGATTTTAGCGAATGTCCCGTTCGCTAACGTGATAACAATGTAATCACCACTTGCCGTAGCTGATACAACGGATATTTGTGAGGGTAGTTTCTTATCCATAATACGATATATTTTTCGGGCAAAAAATACCGTGTTAATCGGCATTGCGGAATATAAGAGTACCTTTGCCGAAAAATGACATACGCATACATTAGAGTATCAACCGACAAACAGACAGTAGAGAATCAACGATTTGAGATCAATAATTTCGCACGTGAGAAAGGGCTAGTGATTGACAAATGGGTTGCTGAAACTGTTTCAGGCACAAAGGCGGCTAAAGATCGTAAGCTCGGGCCATTACTACGTAAAATGAAGAAAGGAGATACGCTCATTATATCAGAGATCAGCCGGCTAGGTAGGAACCTCATGCAGATCATGAGCATCCTGAATCAGTGCATGACGAAAGATACAGCGGTGTTAACAGTGAAAGAGCGCTATGAGCTAGGTAATAACATCAATAGTCAGATATTAGCTTTTGCATTCGGACTGTCGGCACAGATCGAGCGTGATCTTATCTCTCAGCGAACAAAGGAAGGCTTAGCCAGGCGTGTGGCCGAGGGGGTAAAGCTTGGGCGAAAGGGAGGTGGCAAGAATTCTTCTTACCGGTTATCAGGCAAGGAGAATATCATCAAACAAATGCTTGCTGAACGTAAAAGTAAAGCCGCTATCTGCAGGCGGCTAAAATGTCATTTAGCAACTCTTAATAATCATTTGGAACGGATGAAAGAATAATTGACTACATTTGTGATGTAGAAGCTTACTTACTGGTTATTTATAGTAGGTGCCGCCTCAGTCTTTTTTTAGGCTGGGGCGGTTTTGTTTTTTACTCGCACGTATTGCGACCGCTTTCCAACTTCTCAACGCCGCTCTTCTGTCTCGATATAGGTAAGTTTGTTCATCGAATTATATTTTAAATTAAAAAGTAATGGAAGAGAGCAATGTAATTAAAGGCACATCGGTTATCATCTTCGGAGGTGAGATGTTGAGCCTGTTTTGGGATTTGAGATGGATGATCATGTTAGCGGTTATTTTAGTGGCCGTTGACTTTAGATTCGGAATTAAAGCGGCACAGGCAAGGGGAGAAAAGATTCGAAACAGTAAAGCTGGACGAAGAACTGCAAACAAGCTGATTGATTATATCTGTTACCTTGTGCTCGGTGGATTGATTGGCAAAGCTATCGGTGAGCCTTTGGGTGTTAACCCTACGCTTGTTGCTGCTGTTTGTATGGGTGTCGCTTGCCTGTTTGAAGTGGATAGTATTCTTCAAAACATCTGCGAGTATAAGGGTGTGAAGTATTCATTTAGTCTTTGGAAAGTTATCATTGCCTTGGTAAAGTCAAAGCAGAAAGATATCGGTGATGCTATTGAAGAAGGAGTTAGAAAGGAGGAATCGAAATGATAAAGTTGCAGCTCAAACGTATAGCTCGCAAGCCCAGTTATACTATTGGAAAACTGTTTGTTGATGGAGTTTATTTTTGTGATACATTGGAGGATACTGACCGACTGGATAAAGGCATGAGTGCTACTGAAATAGCCACTAAAAAGATACCCGGGCAAACCGCTATTCCTGAAGGAACGTACAAGGTGATTGTTAACACATCTCCTAAGTTTAAACGGTTATTGCCTCGCTTGGTTAACGTTCCTGGCTATGAGGGTGTGCTAATACACAGAGGCAACACGGCAGCCGATACAGCCGGTTGTATATTGGTTGGTGAGAATAAACAGGTAGGCAAGGTTCTTAACTCTACTTACTACGAGGAACGCCTCGTTGATATGCTTAAACATGCAGATAACATTTCAATAGAAATTGTATGAGAGACAGGGTTTATGTTATATTGCTTTTCGTGACAATCATGCTTGCGATGAGCATTGTTTGTTCATCATGTCGTACTCCAAAGCCGTCAGTAACGACGGTCACGGAGTATGACTCTGTTTTTATTGAGAAGTTAGTGCCCTATCCTTTGCCGGAAGATACAGCGAGGATAAGAGCGCTCTTGGAGTGTGACGAGAACGGGAAGGTTGTACTCAAATGGTTCGATGAGGAACACACTAAAAGAGTGAAATTACAGTTTAAGTTGGATAGTCTAGGAAATCTATTAGCCAACTTTGAAACAGCACGTGATACGGTTTATTTGCCTGTTAAAGAAACAACGGTGGGAAAGAAGACTATGACACAGTCTATTGTAACCAGAGAGGTTGAGAGGAAATTATCTTGGTGGCAAAAGTTGTTTATCTGGACGGGATGTATTGCTTGGATAGTAGGAATTGTTGCCCTGGTTGTTTGGGTTAATAAACGAACCAATTGGATAGGTATATTGTTTAATCTGATAAAGAAACTGTAGCATGGTAGAAGGCGTCACGGTAATTAACAAATGTGATAAGCCTCGCTAAAAAATAAGCGGGGCTTTCCTAATAATTCATTCCAAATACTCCTTTATCATCTCAATAGCTTCCATCGCTGATCGAACAATAACATACTTGCTCCGACATGCTTCTGCTTGTCGTTGAAACTCCTTTTGTTCATCAGACTGTCGGCCTATTGAAGTCTTGAATTCTAAGCATAGCGAACAATAGCCCTTTTTAGGGATAAGTAGAATAACATCAGCTACTCCGGAAGTAACGCCTTGGCGCTTCATATTGGCTGCTTCTATTTTGTTCCGGCTGCCACCATTGGGTACTGCAAAAAGAAGTTTCCGGGGAAGGGTGGGGAATATTTTGAAAACCTTATCGAAGAACTCTGTTTGCATGTCTGCTTCTACATGCTTGACTACACGCTTCTTCTTTGATGGATTGCGCTTTTCTGCATAACAGTTATAACATATATATCCATCATCTGTTTTGACTACAGAAACGGTTTCACGTCCACAGGTAATACATTTTTCGGTTGAATAGGATTTCATGAGAATGGTTTCTCATAAAATATAAAAAACAAGTACCGGATAGTCAAATATAGAGATACCCGGTACTTAAAAATAGTGAAAGTTAACGACTTATGCTTGGTTCATTTATTGGTCTAATATCCAATAGGCATACTGGGTGGATATTCAAATGATTGAATTTCTCTCGAAGGACGTCGAGCACGTCTCCCTCTCTTAATTTCGTACAGTTCCCCCCATGGGAAGTATAAGTGCTGAAATAATCGCCCAACAGTCGAATTTCCACAGGTGCAGCCAAATGATTAAATTTATAATCATCATTATCTCCAAAATAAGCAATGACAATTTTGCCATCAATTAAAGCGTTACACGCATCCATTATTTCTATCATATCTATAAAGTTATATATGGAAGCAACATCGCTCCCATATATAGCATTGCTATTCCCTGATAATGGATCTATTTTTATGGCTTCAAATCTCCGGTTTCATCCGTTTCGGCTAGCGTTTCATAATAATCGCGATAAATGCACACCCTATCATATTCCTGCTCTACAAACATTTGAATGTGCATCCCTTCTAGCCTATTCTTATTCATAAAATCCAATATGGCTTTATTAGTACCGGCAAAAGGGTTTTCAGGTGTTCCTTCATAGTCGATATCATTCTTATATTGCAACTCAGATTCCATGCATTCTTCGATTTCAATTTTGGCATTGTGCGAATCAAATTCAACTTCACCAATTAACACGTTGTAAGCATGTTCTTCCGGCTCTACAGATACACCGGATGGTTTATCAACGATGCAGCCGTCTTCTTCCATAGTGGTGAATCCTACGATACAGCCATTTCTATTCTCTTCACCTTTTTTGATAATGACTACTTTGTCATACAAATCAAATTTTCTCATAACGTACAGGGTTTTACAAAGCCCTCCCAAGGCATATTGTTTCATTTATAATTCTCATACTATTCAATCCCAATTTTCTTTTTCGCTTTTTCAGCGTAATGCGTATTTTGATTTTCCTTTTTCACATATATGACAGTCTTTGAGTTCAGCCGAAGCGGGAATAATTTCTCTTCACGCTTTTTCTGTGCGGCTACTGCCTGACTTGTCTTGTCTCCGTTTACTGTAAGGTCTACTTTTTTGTAGGTTCCCTTCGTTGTCAGTTCATTCATGGATTTGTTTTTAATTATTTATTACTTATTGTTTTAATCCGTACAGAAACCTGCTTGGCATCCTGATCCTGTGCCGAACACAAAATCCGTTTGAATTGGCATGGTCTGTATCTGTCTTAATGAATACTTATCTTTGAATGTATGCCCATTTAAGTCTTCGGCTATCGTAGCCCACCACATGATTGGCGGTGATGTATCAAAGTTCTTGCGAAGTTGAGCTTCATTTTTCCAGAAGCAGTTTAGGCAATTTGAATCTTCCGGAAAGTCAATATTATACCCATCCCAAAACTGTTTAATCTGAAAGTGAGTTATTTTATCATCAATAAGCGGGAACTCGCCAATTCTCCATTCTACTTCTTTCCATCTGTTTATCCATCGTACTGACTTATCCTGCCATTCGGTTTTATATGCAAACTTGAACGTATTGTTTAACCTTCCGGCACGTTCTAGTTCGTCATACCTGTAGCCGATACGCATTTTAACCGGTATTTCGTGATACTTGTACAGGAATTCAAAGATGGGTTGCATCTTTAGCACGCTGGTGCAGATGCGTTTTTGCCTATTGGGTATGCAGCGATAAGTTTTTATCATCTGCTCCCATCCCATTCCTCGCAACCAAATGATTTCACGGCCTATCATTTGCTCAAGGTCAAACATCACCTTAAGAATTTTAGGATCTTCAGACGTGGCCACAAACTCCGGCATGTGGCTACAGTATTTCTGTAGTTTATCATTCGCCATCTGCTTTAGCTTCTTGTCTATTCCTGCACCGGCATTATGGCAGTCAATACAGCAAAGCGCAAACACTTCAATATCTGCCGGATAATGAACTGCAATGTATGATGATGTTTTGCCACCCGATAAACTGTTTACGGTTTTCATTTTATTAATTCTGGATTGTCGTATATGTTGCCAATGACTTCACCTTTTAATGTTTCACAATCTAATGTATCGCGAGGGTTGATGCCATCTTTTGAAATACACCATCCGGTAAATTCGTACCGATCAGTTAAAAACTTATTTCTTTTTTCATCATGAATCCATGTAGACCAAATTACGACATACAAACGCCCGCTAGGTGCTTTTATAATATCGCCTTCAAAAACTTTAGTGCCGTTTTTGTCGGATAAGCCTGTAAACTGACAAACTGTTTCAGGATCAACTTTGTACCAAAATTGAGTGTTGAAGTAATCATCATCAAAATCGACAACCTCACCTACAATTACATTGTTACCTATTAGATAACCATATATCCATTCTCCGTTATCGGCTCTTTTGCCTCTGAATAATATTTCTCTTTTCATTTCTTCACAATATTATAAACTCCTGTTATTCCATTAAATCCTATTACAGAAGCCAACGGATAACTTCTTATTCCTCTGTATTCTAGATTAGGGTCATGCACAATATTGAAGTTCTTATCACATATTACAGCATGCATATTCATATCGTTCCAAGAAAAATACTTTGGAGACAAAACGGAACAATAAAATAGCCCATTAACGCCTTCACCCATGTTTTCGGGCTTCAACACCTGCGGTTCATAAAATCTAGTTTTTCGCTTGCATTCCTCGGTTGGATGTAGTAAGATGCCCCATGTTTTATTATACAGGCCGTTTTCGCATACGTAACCTTTAGATTCTAGATACTTATCAAATAGTTCTCCCATATTATCATTCTCTATAAATGCAGGTACATTCTCATATTCATCATCAAACAAAGAAGCAATAGCGGCTTGCATGCAGTCGCCCTTGCGATGATCTATAACTCTTTGATATATACTTTTCATTGCTGTAGCAGTTTTCTCATACACATTCTATATTCCTTCATATTACTAGGGTACATACCATTTGATTCCATAGATCTAGCAATAGCACATGAATTGTATTTTCTATACTCTTTTGGCAACTTACCATACACCCCATATTCTAATATAGTCTTCCTGACAGACATTGGAATCTTCATGGTTTTCAACGCTTTTTGTTGCTGTGAAACAGAATATGGCTGATAGTTGCTATCCCAATTACCAAATACAGCTGTAGTATTAATGATCTTCTTTGCTAATCTTGTTTTCATATTTTTTATTTATTAGTTATTATTTATGCCATTTTCCACCGCAATATTTGCAGCGATAATCACCGCCACCATACGATAGGACTTGATCTTTTTCGTGAATACCTAGATGGCAACAACATACATCCTTGCCGTCTTCATCCTGCTCACATCCGATATTCGGATAATCCCAAAAGGATAACTTACCTTTAACATTTAGAACAGGTTTATCAAATAGAATAGAATCTTCGCATACCCAGTTATATATTGGTTTCTTCAATCCATAATGATTGATACAGCCATCCTGACAACTATCAGTATTCCAAGAACCGCACTTAATGGGATTAGTGCAATCTACTTCAGTTTTCTCTGCCCAAATGGATGGGTGATTTATCACGCAGTCACTGAATACGATACTCCCGATAATGGCAGAAGTATTATGATAAGAAGCGACTACATCCATTATATCATTTCCAATTGCATCTATTTGTGCATCATCAAACAGCATATACGGTTCTTTATCCGTTTTAGCACTTGCATGAATCAAAACCTTTTGCCCTTTGTACTTCTCTGGCAATTTCCAAGTTCGGTTCTCAATACCTTTAATGCCGGCACATAACAAGTATGCCCACGGCTGCTTTACGCTTATTGTTATCATCTTTGGTTAGTTTTGATTAAAAGGGCACGTCTCTGAAGAGAAGTATAAACTGTCACATTTAAAACTTTATCGTCAAGATAGGAGAACGTGCCCTAATTATTATTACTTTTGTTATGTCACATTTAAAAAATTATTAGTCATGGAATTAAACGATGAACAATTCAATGCCATTTCTTCTGAAATAATAAAGAAGGCTGGCTTATTCAAATGTCCAGTATGCGGACAGAATGCAGGTTACAACTTTGCTCCTACTGAATTTCACGTCTTAGCAGGCGAAAGAGACAGCAATGGAACAGGTTTATCATTTGGGGGGCAATCAACCTTCCTTAGAGTAGTAGCAGCAACCTGTCCTCACTGTGCGCACATTTCGTTTTTCAATCTTGTTAGACTGGAGAAGAATATTGCCGGAGAAAAATAGCTTCTTTAGCAACATCTTGCTCTGCCTTTCTAAAGAATGTTTTTTGATTAGCCATTCCTTTCTTGGGAGTGGCTTTCTTTGTTTTTATTTTCATCTTTCAATACGCTTCACCTATACAGCATTAGGTTCAAGTTTGATGAGTTATTTTTTGGTTTTGAATTAAATATTCCTGTAATTCTCAGGTTCCCAATTGTCTGTATTGCAGACAAAGCAATATCCATTTTTAGGATTCTCTTCGTGCGAATGAGATCCACACGTTTCGCACCAGTAGCGAGTATCAATGCACGGCTTTAGTCCTTCGTTCTCTTTTCTTGTGTTTTGTATCCTCTCTGTTAAGAGATCAACTAAAGCCGGATTGTCAAAAGCCCTTCCGTCGTGCATAAGAATTATTTCATCTGGACTTTTATGTTTGTCCCTACAAATTTTCTCAGCCACTTCATGCCTAAAGTCCATATCTATGCATGGCAGAATTTCATCAAGTATATTTTCAACTGACTTTTTGTAAGCTTCATCTGCATCTGAAATGAGCATGTTTAAGCGATTAATTTTATCCATATTATCTAATTATTAGTTAATAAATAAACTATAAAGACTATACTGGCAACTAGCGCTACAAAGAGCGTCCAACAGACTAGCACTAGGTTCATGCATAGTCTCACGGGGTTAATCATTCTTTTCATAATGCTCTATTTAAAATTGTTAGTTTCTTTTTTCATGTATTTCGTAATAAATGAAATAGATATTTCTACACGGAAAAGCAGCGTGAAGCTTTCCTCTTAAATGAGAAAGGTTGTCTGTAGTGTATAGGACCCGATAAGAATCACATTCAACCATCAGAATACCTTCCTCAGTACAGTATTTCACCTGAGTGATTACGTATTTCATGAGCAGTAAAATAAAAGATTCGCTGCGTAATAAACCAGGTAGGAAGCTATAGCGATAAATGCTATACATATTATATAAGCGATTGATTCAAGCGGAATCTGATTAATCGCTTTAAAAAGCCTCTTCGTCTTCTTCATTGTCATTTGAATTAAAGATGTTTGCAATCATATCTACAATATTCTCTTCAATGGCCTCAGTGGAACCGGTCACTGCATTGGCAATACTCTTCTTGGTTTGGATGATTCGATATATTTTTCCATCTATTGTCCCTTTTCCCAGGAAATAGTAAACTGTAACCGAATTCTTTTGTCCGATACGATGGGCGCGATCTTCGCATTGGCAACAGTCTGCATACGTCCATGGGAACTCAACAAAGGCCACGTTCGAGGATGATGTAAGCGTAAGCCCGACTCCGGCAGCTTTGATTGAACAGATTATAATATCTGTTTTTGGGTTCTTTTGAAAGGAGTCTACAGCCGCCTGCTTTTCTTCCGCTGAATCTCTCCCGGTAACTGATACAGCCGTAGGGAAATGTTTCTTAAGCTGGTCTACAACTTCATGAAGCGAGCAGAAAAGAATAATCTTCTGACCGTTCTCCCGGAAGTCCTTTACAAACTCAATAACTTCTTTTACTTTTCCTCTGGCCGCTACCTGACGAAGTATGTTGATGCGTACCATCACTTCTCCACGCATTGCACGCGCAATCTTCTCATCATCCGCATTCTTATACTTCTGTAGATAACTTATAAGATCGCTTTCTGCATCCTTGTATTCTTTCCGGTTGGTTATTTCGCATGTGAGAACCTGACGTACTTTATCAGGAAGATCTTTCAATACAAGCGATTTCTCACGCCGAAACATGCAATGAGTCCAGAGCAAGTAATTGAGCTCTTTGAGATTACTTGCTTCGTTTGGTCCGGAACAAAAACGGTCAACGAAATTTTTATAACCGCCGAAATCATCCATGCGATCAAGTATAGACAGTTGAGGTACTAAATCCTTTGGCTTGTTTACAACGGGTGTTCCGGTTAATTCAATGATGTATTCTTTACCCTTGCAAATACCTTTGCAGAACTTGGCCTGTTGGGTAGAGGATGATTTACAGCGATGGCTTTCATCAATGATAACTGATTTAAAAAGACCGATTGATTGTCTGAACTCAACATCGCGAAGGGTCCAACCCTCTGATTTTTTAATTCGCTGCACAAAGTATTTCTTCAGTGATTCATAATTGACAATGAATACTTGGTACATACCTGTTTGCCAAAAGAACGGCCATGTATCGCGTACCTTATCAGATAATACCATTGCTTTTTTGTCGGTAAACTTGTGCCATTCACGTTCCCAATTGATTTTTAAAGATGAAGGGCAAATGACCAAGCAAGGAAAAGCGTTTGCTATGTTAATCGTTGCAATTGACTGCAATGTATTGTGAGTAACAATAAAATCATTAGTTAAATAAAGACTATCAGGTGCAGACACTTTAATACATTGCTGTTCGTAAATCCCGATAAAGTTTACTGATTTTATATACCGTGTGACTCTAAATGCCTTGTTTAGCTTCCACGCGTTATATTTATACGGAACCGCAAAAAAAGGATTAAAATTAGTACGAATATTTACTTGATATTCAATCCCCTTTTCTTCGATTGTTCTGTTGTATGCTCTAACAATTGATATTCCACCTAATGATTGAACGAGCTCTTTGACGTCGTTTGCCAATCTTAAAGATGTTGTATGAAATGTGGTTCTGTTTTTAATACAACTGCCGTCAGTGTCCATCAAACCAGCCAAAAGCATTCTTCTCTGTTCAATATCTCCCTGCAGATAATCGGATGGAATAAATTTTGTTGGACTAGAAATGTTTAATCCATAACGCGATATCTCTTGATGATATTCATTATCGTTTCTTTTGCTAATTCTGGAAATCCCAAACCGCAAGTCACCCTTCCGTATTGCTTTTTTTATTTGATAATCTTCTGGTAGTATTGAACGAATATATTTCACTATCCCATATTTTTCTTCCGGCAAGGACATACTGATTGATGTTCCTGTCAATGAACCATCCCCAATAAGTGACCCCATAATATATGGATCAATAAAGAAGTCTGTTCGTCTGTATTGTACCGGCTCACAAACAGGTATTTCCCACTTTAGTGAAGGTTTCCTACCTGAATTTGCGCGTTTTTCATTTGTCTCATTTGTTAATCCCTGATTAATCAATTCTTGCAAAGTCTTAACAGTCCAGCCTTTTCCACGTCTCCTTCTATTTTGGTCACGAACACACCATAAATGCTCAAGATTACAATCTGAATATGATCCATCGCTCATTTCAACGCGATAAGTCTTTTGGAAACCTTGAGGATATATTGCATCTACGGTTTGAATGCTTCCGTCTTTTGCGAATATCGTATCACCAACTTTTATATCTCCCATCTTTATCCATCCTGAAGGGCTTGAAATCAAAGAATAAAGCGGATTAGCTTTGCCCAGACCCGGTTCGTCCGTGTTCATGAATCGTTTAAACTCTAGCCCACGCTGTATTCCTTCTAGCTGATAAGGGTAAGGAGTTATTTTTAAACCGTGAGGACGGTCAAGAGGACGGAGAACGGGAAGATCATACGTTTTTTCTTCTTCACGCGAATGTGCTGATTGATCGCCTCCCCATGTAACCGGTTCTATTTGTCTTATTTGGTATGCTAAACGTTCGAGCTCGACTCTTTTGGATGCAGGAACTTTCCATATCTTCCTGATTGCATCGTATTTGCGACCCTCTATCTGTTTGATTCTATCAACGATGATAGGTCTGTACTTGAATTGTAGCTCAAACATGTTGTCTTTTAGAATAATATTCATCGCCTTTGGTTTATTGTATGGAGTGCCTTGTCGACACTCCATTTGTTACTAATTACGCCGTTTCGTCAAATACTTTTGCTTCCTCTATGTTCATCTTCTTTCTTCCCTTGCCTTTCTTCTTTGGCTCAATATTGGCATCAACGGGTGCATCGGATTCGAAATCCAGCTGCTCTTGTTTGACACCGTATTTTTCAGAGAATAAATACTCAGATACTTCCCAGTCGCAACGTTGAATAGCTAAATCAAGTTCTGAACCATAAGAATAACCATCTACGGCATCATCAGAAGAAAATTTGGTAAATGGAGCAATGAGATTGAGCACTTGCCCGGACTTGAGAATCTTTTGGCCAATGATTGTCACGCCTGCAGATTCATCACTTCCTCCATGGGAGTAACCGGTGACAACGTATTTATCAATTTCCTTTTGAATTGCTTCTGTGGGAACGCTGTCGATATTTGAGCGATTAAATAATTTTGCTTCCGGCTGTTCTGTAACAGTTACCAGGAAAGGAACGAGAGCTGCAAAAGCTGCTTTCAAATCGCTATGAATGATTTGATCACATTTCTTGCTTACTTCATTCGTGTAGTTTGCTTCGGTATACTTCTCTTTGTAAGTTACCTCGCATCGATCGGCTCTCAAAGAAGCCTTTTCGATTACATTTTTAGGATTTTCCATGCTGATTATTGCTTTTATATTCTATCAAAATTGATATTGTGGAGAAGACCGGATTCGAACCGGTAAACCAGTATCGGATATTTCTTCGGGCATTGCAACCTCGGTCTTTGGGTTGCTTGCAGCCTCCGAACCGCTTGACTGGCTTAGTATTGTCGTTAGCGTCTACCAATTCCGCCACTTCTCCATCTCTGTTATTAGAAGTTTTCGTCTTTTGCCTTGACGATAGAGTATATTGCAAGGCTGATTATTATTAGACACCCTAAGGCAGCAATGCCGCTTTTAAGTGGTTGCGCATTTCCGGTACCAATCAGTAGGATCGCTATGACAAACCAGAAAATGCATTTGATGGAATCTCGTTTATTCATTGAAATTTCGTTTTACGTTGTTATTATTAAATCCGGCCATTTTCATTTCTTCTTTGGCCTTGCTGATTACAGTTACACACCATGAAAGCTGATGGGTAGCAGCTCGATTTGCTCTCTCGCACCAATCAACCAGATATTGTTCTTCCCGACAGATAGAATCAACTAGAGCGTTGACGGCCTTAGCTGTTGCTTTGGCATTTTTAGCGGTATCCCTTAATGTTTCCATTACTTCGGAGTTTTTCGACTCATTAAGATGGTATTTGGCATCTGCAAGTAGCTTACCTGTGCGTGCAATATAGGCGGTTAGATCATTGCCTCTTTGCAGTGCTTCTTCCGGGTTTTCGCTCATGGTGATATTCAGGAAACCGTCTATGTCGGTTAGCTCGGAGAATATCCGATCTTTTGGTGTGATGTTGAGGTTCATTGTTTATTCTATTATTAAGTTAGTAGCATCCAGTACTTGAAGGCTAGTTCATCGTACTTCTCCTTTCCTTTCAAATATATCGGGTCCCCTCTTTTGATGAAGGCTTTGAATATTTTTAGGTTCTTCTTGGAGATAGCATAGATAAAATCTTGATTACTTCCGGCGATATCCATGTACCAAGCGCGTGAACGATCCCAATCGAAGAAATCAATTGCCTCATTGAATTGCTTCTGTGATTCGGCAAATGTTGACTTTAGATCTCCGCCAAAACCGAATTGTGCAAGCCACCAATCCCATTTACAACGCGTGTCAAGAGTGTATTTGAAATTCCCGTACTCAAACTCTTGATTCTTGTTGATCATGAACTTTTGTGTGTCTGACTTTTCAAGTACTTGTGCCAGAAACTGATCTTTTCTTGCTTCCATCCGGAGCGCTTTTTTCATCTCTGTAGCTAACTCAAAATCTTCCTTTGTATACACGACATCATCCACGGTTAATTTGTAGTAATTGACACGATCCTGCTCAGTAATCATTGCATCAATAAGAGTCCCGAACTTAAAGGCCTTCTCCTTATCCCCGTATTGTGTACGAGGATAAAGGAAGTTCTTTAATTCTGTCAGGTCTGAGTTGCTCACTTCTTTGCGGAGAAAGTATGTATCAGGATTGCTCATCTTACTTTGCTTTTACGTCCTCGATATATTGCACGTACTGTGATTTGATGCGCTCATCATCCTTATTTGCCTTCTTTTCACAGAAGGTTATCATCTTCTTATGAATCTTTTCAAGCTCATCAATAGGAAGGTTTTGCCCTTCATTAATCCACCACATTTGGTATATCTCAATGATGCCGGCCGGATGTAGCACTTGTATCTTTTCTGTGATTTTAGCTTTCACAGGAGTTGGCGCAATGGTGGCAGCTGCTGCAGAGTCAAAGAGTGAATTCATTTGGCTTGCCTGTGCGGATGCTTCTGCCTCTGCTTTGGCACGCTCTTGTTGTTGCCTAGCCTCGAGATCGCGTTTGGTTTGCTCTTCCAGCTCTTTCTGCTTGCGTTCAGCTTCGATGCGTTTAGCTTCTTCTGCGTTAACTCTTCGGATTCTTTCGGTTTCCTCTAGCTCTTTTTGAAGGGATGGCAGGCGATCGATGTATGACTGCCTTAAATCTTCCATGTCGAATCGATATTGTTTGGCAAATGAATCATACTTTCCTCTCATCACTTCTGTCTTGATGGCTGCTTTGGTTTCCGGGTCCAGATAGATAGAGCAGAATGTATCGCGGAACATGTTGAAATGTTCCTGAGGATATATCAAAGGCCATTCTTGAATCATTTTTGCTTTTTCTGAAAAATTTGCGAAATTGATATTGCTCCAGACCTGTGAAATGAGAGCGCTTTTATTATTGAAGAAGTCATTGTAGTGGTGACTCAAAGCCAATTCCAAGGAACTCTTATACGATGCTTTTTCATTATTAAAATTCTGCATTCTTAATGCCTCGGCTTGGCGCTTTTTCTCTTCAGCTATTTTCTGTGCAGCGTACTTATTACGCATGTCAACAAGCCTACCGGGAATAGTAGCCATATTCTTTGTGTCTACTTCGCTTTCAAGTGATGTGAATACTTTACGCATCTGATCAAACAGCTGGGTTAATGGCTTACGTCTGGTCTCCATATTATCTTTCGTCACCTTGATCTTATTAAGATAGGATGCAATTTGTGCATCAAGAGCGTCGTTCATACCTCCATTGGCCTCTATTGTATCAAGAAGCGTTTGACCTGCATTGTTAGCTCCTTCTACTGATTGTTGATTGCGTTGCAACATACCAGGAGCTGTCTTCATAATAGATGAAAATTCTTCTACTTTTATTAATTCTGTAGACATAATGATTGGTTTTAAATAGTTATTAAAATCCTTCGTTTTCGTCTGCTTCGGTGACTTCCACTTGAACGGGAACCGGAGCTTCTAGCTGTTTGTCTTCTCCAAATGGCGTTTTTGAATAATCGTCAGTTCCTTCACCTGTTTCAATTCCGTAGTCAATAACTGCTTCCTCTTCTTGACTTTGCATGATTGTATATTGTCCGGTACGTACCTTGGGATAGGCATCAAAGGCATGCTTAATCATTTTGTTTTCAAGAAATCCCGGGTCAATGCCTCCGTCTTGTGAATAGTAAAGGTCATTGGCTTTACCTTCCACACGTTGGCCATTCTTGTAATAGGAGTTATTTTTGGCCGAGAATTTGGCTAGGCGTTGGATGTCGCCTTCAAGAAGCCATTGGTAATCTTCAGAGCCATCACAGCGAACGATGCGAATAAAGGCACCTATTACTTTATTAGATTTACGTGGAATAGCAGCTGAATAGGTTATTTTTTTAACTCCGTTGTCTAGGCTAATTGAAAAGATATCACCTTCATACACAATCACCGGATTGTCTGCATATCGTATTTGCCCGGCACGCATGCGCATCATTAATTCGCCGTAACCTGTTACAGATACAGATGCGCGTTTTTCATATACATCTCTGCCGCTTTCATCTTTGTGTCCCGTCTTTACGTTGCGAGGAATTAAGTAACAATGAGGATGGCTTGTATTATCAAGTGATAGTCCATTTACGGCCATGTCAAGGAAGCAACCGTATAGAGACATCTTGCTGCATTCTGCAACAGCCGGGCTTTCACGCAATAACTTTTGGAAGTTGAATACTTCTTTGTGATATACTTGTTCTCCCATCTGAGAGCCCCAAATTGCGTTATACATTTGGATGAACTTCTTCTCTACATTTTCATTCTCGACAATCTTTGTTGCCGGAAGAGAGTTTAAATCTTCTAATTTGACTTGAATAGCGTTTGACATAATCTTTTGGTTTTAAATAGTTATTAATCACCGGAGTAACGGCCTTCTCTGTATTCCTTCATTATGGCAAGGTCTATTTCGGTAGTCGGCCTTGGTCCTCCCGGAGTGAATTTGATTTCAGTCTTTACAGAGTTATTTCTCTGATCTTCCTGCTCTTTTAGTCTTCGCCCCATTTCTTCCTGGAGCTTGGCTAGGGTAGGGGATGAGGAGACTTTGTTATTCATTCTTTATAATTTGGCTAATGATATTATCAGGTAATTTATTGTAAATGTCCATCATCGAACTGGCCGTTTCAACTTCGGACCTCTTTACGTAATATCTTCCCCTTTCCTTATTCCTTGCCGGATAAAGTTTTATCCAGCTTTTTTCGCGCCATTCTTTTATTAGGCGTTTTCCATATATTCTCTCTGCCTGTGTTATTGTTATCACTTCGGAGAGTAAACCAAGTGACTTCAAAGTTTGAATTGTTCCAATCTTGATGCTACTTGCAATGATATTTTCAATGTATCTATCCATAATCTTAGGCTGTTTCTTTTTTTATGTATATAAAGGGTCTTGAGCTTGTTAACTATCCGAAACGCATTCACATCGCTATGCTATGTTGCCTGTGGTTTATGATTTAGAATTCGTATATCTCTTCAATTCCGTTTTCCTTGATTCGTGATCTCCGCATTGCGCGAGCGTTTACGTTGATGTCGAATGTGAGTTGGAAAACGATGAGTGCTAATAGTGACATCGCAATGATTGTTTTCTGCAATTGTGCGAAGTCTATGTTTAGAGCAAATGCTCTATTAAGCCACCAAGAGCCAAGCTCATTCAGTTTGCTTGTTCCTGTCTTTTTATATGCTTTATCCAAGAGCACATTGATGGTACCGTAGGCAGTGCCCAGTCTGTCGGCCATCTCTTTTTTAGCTAAACCGCATGCGGCCAAGCCGGCAATCTGGTTTTCTCTTTTGGTTAGTGTAGTATTTGCTAATTCCATTGTTATAGAGATTTTGCTTGATTAGAGATTTTATCAATGGCTTTCTTGTGTTCTTCTGCCATCTTAATTGCACAGCTTAGTACGTCGATAGCATACCGTGACTTCATGTTTTTGTCACTTCGTCGGCCCAAAACGTTTGTCACTGTTATGGGAGAGCACCCGACTGTATCGGCTATTTTCTTTTGCCATCCCATTGGCAGATTCTTTTTAATTTCTTCATAATTTGCTTCCATAATTGTTGATTAATTAGAGTAAGTATTCTATTTTATTGATTTTATATTCAAAATATTTGTTGGTTACAAATCGTTTTCGTTAACTTTATAGTGCAAATGTAAACTACATTTTCTTTATATGCAAATAAAATTGCAATAAAATGAAAATAAACTTTCAATAAAAAGAAATAAACTTTCGAGATGGACGTGTCAAAGCTAAAAAAATTAATAGAGATGAGTGGGCTTAGTAAGCAAGCCATAGCTGATAAATGCCTTATTTCAAGGCCTACATTGGATAATGTTCTTAATGGATCTGATGCTAAGATAAGTACAATAGAAAACCTTGCTAAGTTTTTTAATATACCAGTAGGCTATCTTTTCGATTCTTTAGATGTAAACCAAACTTTCAATGGCGATTCGAATGTTGTGGTTGGGAGAGATAATAATGGAAATATAAAAGTTGCAAAATGCCAAGATGAATTGGAAGATGCATTAATCGAAATTCGTCATCTAAAGGCAGAGATAGAAGGCCGGGATAAATTATTGGAAGAAAAAGAAAGATTGATTAATGTTTTGATGAAAAAATAGTATTTTGTTTGTCAAATATAATCTTATAAAATAAGTACAATGAAAGACAATACTAATTCTATATCTGTAGTTAAAGAAATAGAGAATAGAGATCTCCTCTTTATTTCTTATGATAATGATATTCCGTCTAACTATAGGGGAGGGGTTATGTTCTCATTGCATATTGATGAAAATGGACGGATTAGATGTGATTCTAATGAGAGGACGGCTGTTGACCCCAGTACCATACACATTCATCTTCCAATAGTTGAAGAGTACGATGTTTCTCCTTTACCATATTGGCCTCATTATATAGAATTGACCCCAGGGCAGAGATTTAAATATTTAAATTGGCTTCGTAACGTTGAACAGCCTATTGATATAGGATATGTTTTTCTTTATTATTATGGTCTTGAACGTCATTTGCTTACTGATAATTTCGAAAAAGCATTTAACCAAATCATAAGATTACGTAATGTACATAAAAACAAGTCATTTCAAAGCTATACAGAGCATGCTCTTATTCATTCTTGCATAATGATGGGACGTATTGATATGTTGTTAGGGATTCATGAAAAGACCGATGTATCAGGCTTCTCTAATGCTCAATTTCTACTTGCTTACAATGGGAAGATGGATTTAGGTATTGAAAATCTTCTCAGCGTGTTTTATAAAGCTTTTACATTATCGAGGAAAGCAGTCTTAGAAGATCGACAGATGTTTGTTAATAGTATTATGGATAGCCTTAAACTAGAGTATGGGAAAGAAACATTTGCCCTTTGTGACTATGATATTAGTAAAGTCAAAACTAAAACAGAGATAAGATTTGCTAATTATTCTTTTCCTACCGAGATACAAAGGGTTGAGATAACGGATTTTTATCAATGCAAACCTTTAATGGCAGACTTAGAAAAGTTATTTAAGTTATCCTATGAGTTGTATAAAAAAAACCGAGCAATTGAAAAGAAAAAGCAAAAACTTAATATAAGTGATGAAGAAGTTCATTTGTTACAAATAAAAAAAGACGTAGCTAGATATAAGAGGCTATTGAATGATAAAAAGATAACTCAAGAAGAGTTCCTTTTATTGCAAAAGTTTAAAAACGGAGATGATTATTAAATTCTCTCATTTCAACGGTTGTGATATTAATTATAAAATTTAAAATGATATGAAAAAACTTGTTCTAGCATTTTTTGCAATTGCATTATTAGCCAGCTGTAATAAGGTAATGTATAAGGAATCTGTGTATGTGGTTGACTACAGGGAATATATTAAAGAGGGCTTTATAATTAGCCCTACTGTAACAGGTTTTAATTACCAACCAATATCTAATATTGAGGTTGTATTTTCTTCTGGTGAATTACCTAAGGGTGAAAGTGGTGATAATCTTGAAAAGATCGTTCCCTATAAAGGCTATAAAGGTGTTTCAAATAAGTATGCTCCCACGGGAAAAAGAATGATGGATAAAATTGTATCTGAGGCTAAGGCAATGGGTGCAAATGGTTTGATAAACTTTCAAACATCGTATAATTCTAAAAATGGGACTTGGTCTGCCTCTGGTCTTGCAGTTGAGATGAAATAGTCAATAATTGCACTCTTGGGAATATGTGTAAAAGAATGACTAATCTTTCATGTCAAACTGAGGAACAGGAGAAGAGGGAACGGTGTATTATCGGACATAATAAATTGTATAAAATGCACAGCTGGTCTGACGAGATGTAGTGATCATATTGTATATTATAAAAATAAGTTTCATGAATGGTATAAGAAGACATCTATTTTGGATTTATGTAAGAAAAACAATCTATGCTCTTATTTTGGGATTTATTGGAAGTATTCTAGGGGCGTATTTTCAAAATCAGAATTGGCGTGAGCAGAACGAACTTTCAAAATTGGAAACTGATAGAAAAAAGGCAGAAGAAATTTTTTCTGAACTCAGTACTTTAATGGGAGATCGACAGTATAAGACTATAAAGTTGCTTTCTTCCTATAAGCAGGGAGATAGCTTGAAAATACGAGCTAATAGGGAATCTTTATGTTTGCAATTGGAGATGTGGGGCGCTCAAAAAGATAGACTACATGCCTTGGTTGATGGCTATTTTGGAAAGGAATGCAGTGATTATTTTATGCGTAATATTCAACCACGTTTTGCATTGAGTGGGAACTTGATATTATCTAAACCGGTAGATAATATAAATAGAATCGAGAATATTCTTGCACAGATTGGCGCACATATTTTTATTCTTAATAAGAAAATGATAAATGCTATTAAAGAGGATAAGATAGGGCGCTTTATCAGTAAATCTAGAGAATGA